GACCCTATTTAGTAGGAATAGAATGAACCGTTTATGAGTCGTAAAAAAACCTATGTTCTAGATACCAGTGTTTATTTAACAAACGCTGAATGCATATACGCTTTTGAAAACAACGATATTCACGTACCTCTAAAAGTTTTCGAAGAAATTGACAAACACAAAAAACGTCAAGATGCAGTTGGTGCACAGGCACGAAAGATTATTCGGATTTGGGATAATTTACGAGCCAAAGGCTCTATAGATAAAGGTGTTCGTATACGTAAAGGCTTGGGGCTTCTTAAATCCATTAGTGCGTCTGGCGTAGAACCCGATGACCTACCTCGCGATTTAGATATAAAAATTCCGGACCACCTTATTATAGCTACAGCTCTTAAAGCCCAGCGCGAAAGTACAGGAAAAGTAATATTGGTATCGCGCGATATTAATATGCGTGTGATTGCAGATGCAGTTGGTTTGACATCAGAAGATTTTCAAAATAATCAAGTCGTTGACACTAGCGAGAATATTTTTGAAGGATATACAATAGTGCTAGTAGACGATCAGGTAATTGATCGATTTTATGAAAAACAAAGCGTGTATTTAGACAACGAAACTCTTTATCCGAATCAATATGTTATGCTGGTTTCAAGTGCCAATGAAAAAAAGACAGCCCTAGGGCGATTTGTTAGTACTGCAATGCCTTTGCGTCAGTTATTAAAGAGTCAAAAAATCTGGGGGATTAAACCACGCAATAAAGAGCAACAGTTTTTAATGGATGCTTTGATGGATCCTTCTATTCAAATAGTCACTATTATTGGGAAAGCCGGAAGCGGTAAAACCATCTGTGCGATTGCTGCAGGCCTTGAACAGACCATAGACGAGTCAAGCCAGGAGTACACCCGCGTAATCGTCTCACGGCCTGTACAGCCCCTTGGAAAGGACATTGGCTTCCTGCCAGGGAGCCTAGAAGAGAAGATGACCCCGTGGCTGATGCCTATTCAAGATAATCTGCAATTTTTAATGGGAAATAGTAAACTAACACTTGACATTTACTTACAAAAGGGTACAATAGAGATAGAAGCATTGACTTATATTCGTGGACGATCCATTTCAAATGCTTTTATTATAATTGATGAGGCACAAAACTTGACAACTCACGAATTAAAGACTATAATAACAAGAGTGGGGGAAGGTACAAAAATTGTGTTGACCGGAGATATAGAACAAATCGATAATGTAAATAAGGGTGAGCGCTCAAAAGTTGCCACCTTCGCCGCCGAGAATTTGTGAGAGTAAAATGGAACTAGAAAATACCGATCTGGAAGTAGCAGTGGAAAATACGACGGGGCTCAAACAATTGGTTGTCAATTATATTGGCAATCGTCTTGTGGCCACGGAAGAAGTAACTGTCGATATGGCAGTAGAAGTTTTTGCGGCGGAGTTCCCAGAGTTTTTGATGGCCATTGCCGAAGAAAACTTTCTTAGAGGATATCAACAGGCTTTAGACGATCTGGCCCCCGAGAACAATTCCAACGAGTGATGGAATATTATATATATAATATACCTCTGTTTGTTATAGACGCTCCGGAGGAAGGGATAGACATTCCTATCTTATGTCACGAGATTGAAGAACATATACCAAGAAAACTATTAAACAATGTTGAAATGGTATACGTAGGAAACTTTAAAGACCTTAAGGGCCGAAATGCGGCCTACAGTAATGGAGCCATATATATCACCGCCGGCGAGCCGACTAATTTTGATATATTAGAAAATTTTATCCATGAGGTGGCTCATTCATTAGAAGACCAGTATGGGTGGAATATCTATAGTGATGATTTACAAGTAGAATTTTTAGGAAAGCGAAACCGATTATACCACATATTAAATGCTGCCGGTTTCCATATTAATCCAATGTTATACTCACAGACAGAATATAATTCCACGTTTGATAATTTTTTAGCGCAAAAGGTAGGATATCCTACCTTATTAAGTCTTTCGATGGGCCTTTTCGTTTCTCCCTACGGAGCCACCTCTATTCAAGAGTATTTTGCAAATGGATTCGAGAAATATTTGCTCGATAGTCCCCGAACGGTACAAAAAATAAGTCCGATTCTGTATAAGAAGATTGAAGAAATAATAAATGACGAAGCCTGAACATATATCCTATTCAGAACTAAAAGATTGGGCAATGTGCCCCCATTATCACAAGAAAGTCTGGGTTGAAAGAGTTGCTCCGTTTGAGGGCAACGAATATACAGCCTTTGGAACAGCCATTCACAACGTATGTGAAAAGAAACTTCTGAAAGAAAACATAGACGAAGCAGAAGTGTTTCAGATTGGCTTTGATAAGAAACTCCAAGAATTAATGGAAAAAAATATCGAGGTAAATGGGGCAAATGTAGAAGCAATGCGAACTGCAGGCCCAGCGATCTTAGCAGAAGTTGACGATGCACTGAAAGAATATTTTGGGGAGTATGAGGTTTTCTCTTCTGAGGAAATGCTATATGTTCCCATCGAAAATTTTAATATTAATTTTAAAGGCTTTGTAGACGCCGTCGTTAAGGTGGGGGATACCTATCATTTGTTTGATTGGAAGACGTGCGGCTGGGGATGGGATTCTCGGAAGAAGGCGGAAAAGATGGTCACGTATCAACTCACTCTTTACAAGCACTTTTTTTGCCAGAAGCATAAAATTGACCCAAAAAATGTAGAAACTCATTTTGCGTTGTTAAAAAGAACGGCCAAAAAAGGCCGCGTAGAAATATTTAGAGTGACGAGTGGCTCTAAAAAAACTGAAAACGCCCTTAAACTTCTTTACCAAGCAATCTATAATATTTCTAAAAGATTTAGTATCAAGAATCGGTTGAGTTGTCATAAACCATATCCGTGTAAATTGCTAAATACTCCACATTGTCCATAAGGAACAAAAATGTCTGACAAGATCAAAATTTTTACGATAGGTGACCACCCTCTGTCACCTTCGGGAGTAGGAATCCAAAGTAAGTATATGATCGAGGGCCTCATTAAAACTGGTAAATATGAGTTTGTAAGCTTTGGGGGTGCTATTACTCACCCCGATTATAAACCTCAGAAGACAGAAGAATGGGGGACTGACTGGCTTATATGGCCCGTCGACGGTTATGGGAACGCGGATATGGTCCGCGCGATGATCCACCAGCAAAAGCCAGATATGCTTTGGTTTATGACAGATCCTCGCTTTTATGGTTGGCTGTGGGAAATTGAAAACGAAATTCGCGCATACATCCCCATGATATATTATCATGTGTGGGATAATTATCCATATCCCAGCTTTAATCGTAAATGGTATTTGTCGAACGATCATGTAGCCTGTATTTCAAAACTAACTCATGACATTGTTAAAACCGTCGCTCCGGAGGTAGAATCGTCGTACATTCCTCATGCTGTTGATGCAGACATTTTTAAAAAGTTCCCCCCGGATGTGGTAAAAGGTTTTAGGAAAGCGAAAGATCTAAATGATAAGTTTGTGTGTTTTTGGAATAGCAGGAACGCACGACGTAAGCAAACCGGCACCTTGATTTGGTGGTTTAAAGAATTTCTGGATAACGTAGGACACGATAAAGCGTGTCTTATCATGCACACAGATACTAAGGATGTAAACGGACAAGATCTCGACGCAATAATTCATGAGCTGGGCCTGGGCCACGGCCAGGTGCTTTTCTCCAGAGAAAAGATTGGGCCCCATGATCTGGCATTGATGTATAACTCAGCAGACTTGACAATTAATATTGCGGATGCGGAGGGGTTTGGGCTTTCTACCTTAGAGTCCTTATCATGTGAGACCCCGATATTGGTTAATATGACGGGTGGTTTGCAAGACCAAGTAACCGATGGTGAAAGTTTTTTTGGAATCGGACTTCGTCCTACTTCCAAAGCAGTCATCGGTTCACAAGAAGTTCCCTATATTTATGAAGATCGTTTAAACAAAAATGAATTTATCGAGGCGCTAACTCGGCTCTATGAGATGTCCCCGGCTGAAAGAGATGAGTTAGGAATCGCCGGGCGTAAGTGGATTGAAAAGCGCTTTAACTTTGATACATATGTAAATACATGGGACGACCTACTCAGCACCATACATGATACTCAGGGATCGTGGTCTACGCGCTCTGGGTATAAAGCTTACGAAGTAAGGACCTTCTAGATAATGAGAAAAAAGATTTTAATTAAGGCGCCTCTTTTGTCCCGTTCGGGTTATGGAGAGCAATCACGAATTGCCCTCCGCGCCCTTAAAACGCGCGAAGACCTATTTGACATTTATGTAATGAATATACCATGGGGTCGAACGGGGCACATTGCCATCTCGGACAACGGTGAACGTGAATGGATAGATAAGACGCTGCAGCGAACGATTGCTTATATTCAATCAGGTGCTCAATTCGATATATCGTTTCAGATCTCGATTCCAAACGAGTTCGAAAAAATAGCACCGGTTAATATCGGTTTTACGGCAGGAATTGAAACCAATAAGATTGCTCCTGAATGGATTGGAAAATGCAATGAAGTGATAGATAAAGTCATAACGATTTCACAACATTCTAGAAAAGGATTCGAAGAAACTTCTTATGATATAAAACATCCGGATACGGGCCAAGAAATTACTGGTTGGCGCATGGAAAAGCCGGTGGAAGTTATTAATTACCCGGTATATAAGCACGAACCTTCTCCTATAGATATTGAATTTACCACAACAAATAACTTTTTATGTGTATCGCAATGGGGCCCTCGAAAAAATCTTGATAATACTATTAGATGGTTTGTGGAACACTTCAAGGACGATCCAGACGCCGGTTTAGTACTTAAATCAAATAGTATGTCCGACTGTATAGCAGACCGCGAGTTAACGAGCGCCAGACTTACTCAACTGCTGGCGCCATATAGTGATAAGAAGTGTAAAGTTTATCTTATTCACGGGGAATTAACTAGCGGCCAGCTTACATGGCTTTATCAACACGACAGTATGAAAGCTCTTATTAATATAGCGCACGGCGAGGGCTACGGCCTTCCGCTTTTTGAGGCAGCGTATAATGGTCTTCCTTTAATTACAGTTACATGGAGCGGCCAAATGGACTTTATTTGTAAACCCAATAAAAAAGGCAAGAGGGTTCCGCTAGTTGCTAGGGTTGATTACGATCTTAAAGAAGTACAACCTGAAGCAGTTTGGGACGGCGTCGTGACGAAAGAATCTCAGTGGGCGTATGCCAAAGAAGCTTCATATAAAAGAGCGCTCTCTGAAGTTTTACAAAAGGAAAAACATTTTAAAGATAAAGCCAAAACCCTTCAAAAGTATATCATTGCGAATTTTACAGAAGAGAAGATTTATCATCAATTTGTTGAGGCGGCCTACGGCGCCCCGTTGCCAGCGCAAATCGACGTAGAGGATTTACCCAAAATATCGTTGATTACTTCAGTTTATGATGCGGCCGAGCATATAGAACAACTTATGGAAGATGTCACCGAACAAACTATATTTGAAGATAAGTGTGAGTGGATTATTTTGAATGTAAACAAGGAGGGGGACGACGCGGAAGAAGAGGTAATTCTTCGATATGTGGATCTCTTCCCCGATAATATTGTTTACAAGCGTGTTAAAAAAGATCCTGGGGTTTATGGTATTTGGAATAAAGCACTTAAAATGTCGACAGGAGAATTTGTTACTAATATTAATTGTGATGATCGCCGCCGCGAGGACGCCATAGAGCAGCAAGCCAAATTCCTGCTGAACGACCCCGGCATCGATTTAGTTTATAATGATTCTTACGTGGTTCAAGAGCCTAATGTACGCTGGAAAGATGTGGTCGCCTCGTCTGCCCAGAGATATAATTTTGAACAGTTTTCGGTGGAAGCGATGTTGCGCGGAAACCTACCACACAACAATCCAATGTGGAGAAAATCTTTGCATGATAAACACGGCTATTTTGAATCTAGATATAGGTCAGCCGGCGACTGGGAATACTGGTTAAGGTGCGCTAGCGCAGGAGTACAATTCCGTAAGCATCCTGAAATACTGGGGGTTTATTATTTTAACCCACGTGGCATTTCTACCAATATGGAAAACCTTTCTTGGAAGCAAGAGGAGGAGAGAGAGGTTTATACAAAATATAAGGAGCTTGTGGCACAACCAGAGGAACCTACAATTATATTATGATTCTACCCGTTGCCTCCGTTGTAACCAATAAAACTATTTGTGAATTTGATTTGCTCAAATTGAGCCTTGAACAATATCATGATTGTCGGTGGGTTATTTCGTGCGACAAATCTGCATATGAGAACTATAAAGATGTTGAAAACATCGATTGTCTTAAACTAATAGAGACGGACGACTGTGACCATAATCTAATGTCCCCCGAAAAAAAAGATCAGTGGATGAAAGTCATGATGACCAAATTTGATGCCGTGGAGCGTTTAATTTCTCAATATGGCCATGCGTTATTCCTGGATTCAGATATGATCTTTGTGGGGCCCCTTGAAGACAAAATAATAGCTTTATTGGAGAACCCTAATATAGATGTGGCTATTTGTCAACATATGACCAATAATTGGCAAATAGAGGCTAAACATGGGTTATACAACGGGGGTATGTTCCACATAAAAAGTTTAGATTTTTTAAATACTTGGAGAGAGCTTTCGAAAGACTACAAAAGACATAATTTTTATTTTGAACAGCAGCCCTTAGAATATGTACAGAGGAATTTTATTTCGTTAAATTTGCCCATAAACTATAATATTGGGTGGTGGCGGTTTAACACACCCGGAACTCAATCGCGATTAAATCTTCTTCATCTTAAAAATAATACAATTTATTTTGGCAATCGCCCGGCCGTTAATTTTCATGTTCACACTTTACGCGAGATCGGATATCAAAATTTTGGACAGTTTTTGGTGGATAAAATATGTGAGTTATTGGAGTCATCATCTGATTTAAAGTATAAAGAGATCTTAAAAGCTATTCGTTAAATGTGGAGAGGAGAAAATGAAAATATTTGAAGTGATGGATTTTAGTGCAGTCACAGATCCTATAAAAACCGAAGAATCGATTTATGAACAACTTCTATTTTATGCGCCGGAAATTCAGACCGATTATGTTTACGCTGCCCTCCCCATTGCAGATCTATTAAATAAAATCGGTATAGCCAATACCCAAAAAGTAATCGATAGTGTCTGCGAGAACGAACACTATAAGAAGTTATTTTTTGTTTGTCAGCACATCCGAGTTAAAAATTTGGATTTTCATGGCCACATAGTGTTTACGACGCATGCGACAGTTTTAGATTCTTATCTGCCTCTTCCTCATTATAGTTGCAATTATGATGAGGACTATGCACTCCCATGGAAAGATAGAAAATATACTTTTAGTTTTATGGGGTCATTTTTCACTCATCCTGTCAGGAAAGAAATATATAAACAACTCAATGAACGTGAAGATTGTCTGATAGTGGACACCGGGGATTGGCACTATAACGCCTCTCGAACCCGGCAGGCAGTTAACAGTGCTGAATATATTAAGCTTTTGGGTAATACGAAATATAGTTTATGTCCGCGCGGGACCGGCCCGTCTAGTATTCGAATTTGGGAAGCCATGGCTATGGGAAGCGCCCCCATTATAGTGAGCGATTTTTTAAAAATGCCTCTAGAACGAGACGTACCTCGCGACGCATGGTTCAAGGTGCCCGAGGAGTTCGACGTGAGAATCCTAGAACGACTTATTGCCGCTTACCCCACCTATGATAATAGTATATATTTCGACAAGTTCAGTAACGATAATTTATACAAATCAGTCGCAGAAGTAATTCAACGATGGTAGAATATCTCAAGAATGAAATAACTGTTATTTTAACGGTGTGGAAAAGACATCAGAATCTTCAAGCACAGTTAGAATATGTATTGGCCCAAACAAAGAAACCATATCAGGTCTGGATTTATCAGAATGAATCTCATTTTGATATTCAACTATCTGCACAGACTAAGCAAGCTCACAATATAGCTGTTATTCAATCTAAAGATATTAATTTTAAATTTCATGGACGGTTTGCTTTACCACTATTATGTGATACAGAATATGTGGCCATTTTCGACGATGATACACTCCCCGGCGCTCGATGGCTAGAAAATTGTTTAGAAACCTCTCAGCGCCACAATTGTATCGTGGGGGCCAATGGTCGCACGCTTAAAGCTGGGTTTCAAACGGTAGCAGATCAACATATGGACGGTGACGGCGATGGCCATTCAGTCGAACAGGAGAAACAAGTAGACTTAGTAGGACATTGCTGGTTTTTTAAGACCGACTGGGCTAAAAATATTTGGCTTGATCGCCCCTATACTTGGGACAACGGAGAAGACATACACTTGGCCGCTGCCAATCAAATTTATGGAGGCATAAGGTGCTTCGTACCGCGCATGCCGGCCAACGATAAAAGTCTATGGGGAGACTTACGCCCGCAGCTAGGACGCGACGAACACGCGACGTGGAAAAAAACGGATCATGGTAGTCTAAGGGGCGAAATTGTAAAACATTGGTGTGCAAAAGGCTGGCGCCCACTGGTTTTGAAGGACTAAGTGGGTTGTGATATTGACCTTAGATCGTTTGCCTTCTTGTGGGCTTGGAAACCGGCTGCTTTATTACTATAATTTACGACAGGAGGCTCACCGCCGCGGCAGTGATTATTCGGCCGCCCCCTTTAAGGGGATGGAACTTTTTGTGGGGGATTTACGTGGCATGTATCCACCAGATGACCCACATGAAGTATGTAAATTAGCTTTAGGAGAAAAGTTCTATCGTTATGACGGGCCCTCCACTCGCGATGTATTTAAATTGCAAATGATTCCGCAAGTTTCGCCTTCGTGGGGTTCGACTTGTGCAATTCATTTTCGGGGAGGGGACTTTCATTCGTGGAATCCAAGCGCAATCTTAAACACCTCTTATTATTGTGATAGTATAGATGAAGTAAAACAAGAAGCCGCCAATTTTGTTTTATTTAGTGATGATACAACGCTAGAAAGCTATAGAAAAGTGCAAGATTACTTAGTAAGTCAAGATCTTTCCTTTATTTTGGGTGAGAACAGCACGAATCGTCAGCGCTATGGCCACGACTTTTCACTTATGAGCGAGTGCGATTACATTATTTCGACTCCCTCCACGTATGCCATCTGCGCTGGTTTTGTCGGGCGCCCCAAAAAGATTATTCATTCGGCCGCTTGGCTTAATAAGCTATGGAGAGCAATATAATGTTGTGGATAAGGGTGACAAAGTGCGCCGGCGGTTCGCTGGCGAAGGCTCTTCCAAAGAATATTGCTAGAGTAAGCCCTACAATAAACCAGGTCCCATTTTTTCAAAACTATGTGAAAGAAAATCCAAAATTAAAGATTTTTACGTTGATAAGAGATCCAATTATGAAATATTATTCGGCATATCGATTTTTGACCGGTCCCGGAGTCCCCGGTGAAAGATGTAAGGATATAGTTCCGACGAATATTAGTTTTTATGAGTTTCTATTATTGGTTCAAGATCTTAGGAAAGACTTTCTTCATATTAAAAATATATGTGTTCCCGAAACGAAAGTGGCGTTCCTGCCGAATTCAGGCGCCCCTCGACCGGAGTCTAATCCGATCATTGCTCAAAAATATTGGGTGGTTTCTCATATGGAAACTTCAATTGATACTATCAATTTTTTTACCGACATTAAAAATGTGACATTTTTTTGTATGGAAAATGACTGGGAAAGTGAAATAAATGACTTTTTATTGAGCGAAGGATATCAGCTTCATCGAAATATTCGGCATCTTAATCGCAGCGAAAAAAGGGCCGCGACCGTCGACAGAGAATGTATCAAACTAATAGAAAACCTGTATTCAAAAGATCTAGAACTTTACAACCGGATGAATCGGAGTCCCAACAAATGAGCAACTACTACGAGATAAATCTACCCCTTTTTAAGTTGGATGAGAATCAGAAGATAGAAATGCCTGAGGGTACCGATAGTATCTGGTTTGATGTGGGTCTTTCTTTTTGTGCGCCCAACTCAGTACAATTTTTGCGTCGCAATCCTAAGGGGTTTGTAGTTGGGTTTGAGGCAGATCCTAAAATGTATTTTGGGCTATTCGGGCTCCCCCATTTGGCCAATAATTTGTGGTTGTTAGACGATGACCACCCCTCGGCCTCAGCCGAACTTCGTAAGCGCCGAAGCAACGAGACATTGGACGACGTTTTTAAACATAGCACGGCAGAATATCTGGATGTTTCAGACCCCTTAAGACGATATATTATGATCCCCTGCGCTGTTTCGGATTGTCGGGGCACTGCCACCCTTAATTTTGATCCTCATCATGGCTCCTCTACTTTGCAAGGGACCTCTAAGAACTCACATAAGGTTTCTACTGTGCGTTTAGATGAATTTATTTCAATGGTCCCCGATAGGTTTGAATATATTGATCATTTAAAGGTGGATGCTGAAGGAGTCGACGATAAAGTGGTGCTGTCGGCGGGCCATCTGATTGATAAGTTTGTGGTGGTTTCTACGGAGCTGCGCTTCGATGGCTTGATGGATAAGCTAGGGTTTGATTATTTAGAAAGGCAGCCCGGGCAGTACAGCTATATTAATAGAAACAAAAGACGCCTTTTATCTAAAATAGATTATAAAGTGAGGGTGTAAGATTGTGTCCTCTGCAGAACACGTAAAAATTAACTTATCTACTTTATCATTTCCAGCAGCTTGTTTTAGTGGTACGGGCCTCGATCCTTTTCAATTGAGAGATGTGGTTCCATATCTAGAAGACGGCAGTATTCAAAAAATTGTTGAATTTGGCTCCGGATCGAGCACCGAATTCTTTTTAACTCTGCGGGCTATGTACAACTTGCCGTTTAGTTTGGACTCTTTCGATCATAGCCAAGAATACTGTTTTAAGCCCAGTCAGGATTACCACGATTTTAATTTAAGGCTTAGGCCCCTCATGCAATACACCGACGAAGAGTTCGACCAAATTCTGGAGGGGGCCGATATTCCTCCGGGCCAGTTTCTTCCTCAAGACCAATATAATAATTTTCGAGCACATAATACTTTTTATAAAATTGAGGACGGCGACCTAGAGGAGTATTATGACTTAATTATTTTAGATGGACCCAACGGTAATGGGAGGAGCATAGCGTTTCGACATCTTAGGGACCGCGTACGCTCTGGAACTAAAATTGTAATTGATGACTATCATCATTATCCTTTTCTGGCACAGTGTCACCAACTCTTAAATGTGAGGCTTATTAAAGAGCAACAGTTACCAGATTTTCATCCGCTACATGGATATGCAATATTGGAGGTAAAGTGATGGGTGATATATATTTAAAAACATATTGTTATGCACCGCATGAAATCCAGTTTGTTAAGGCCAACCTCGAAGAATGGTACCCCTTTATTCGGAAAATGATAGTTTGTGAATTTGATGTAAACCATACGGGCATGAAGAGAGAATTTGCTTTTACGGATATTAAAAACCAGATCCCCGAGAAGTTGCGAGACAAGCTCGATTATCATGCTTGTTCTATTATTAATGAGACAGTTGAGGCATACAATAATGAGGGCGCCATTCATCAAGTAAATGAACCCGTAATGAGGAGCTGGTTCACTAAACTTTATTCTTTCGCTCCCGATGACATTATAATTTCTGTTGATGCTGATGAAATTATATATGGTGACAAGATGGAATATATCTTAGATCAAGTTAAAGCGCATGGCACCGTAAGACTTAAGTTACGTCAGTTTTTTTATAAGAAAAATTATCTTTGGAAAAATAAAGATTTTGTCTCTCCGATCGCTACGTATTATGGGAATATTCGTCCGCAATACCCTAACAATTGGCGCGACCGCGGCCCAGTTACTGAAGAGTACGTGGGCTGTCATTTTTCGTGGTGTATGAGTCCAGACGAGATGGTTCACAAGTTACATACTTATAGCCATCCGAAATATCGCTTTTGTGCTAACAAAGAATTGCTAGAGGATGCGATAGAAAATAAACAATATCCTTTCGATGAGGGGGTGCATTTTGATATTGAGGAGATTGGATTGAGCGACGAAAGAATTCCCCCTAGTATGAGAGGGTAGGATTAAAATGCGATCTGAAATTTATTGGCAAAAGCGCTATGCGTTCGGTGGTGATAGTGGAGGCGGCAGCGCCGGCTCTCTGTTGAATTTTAAGGCTAGTTGGTTAAATGAATTTATAAAAGCTAATGACATTGGAAGTGTTTTAGATTTTGGCTCCGGAGATTTGCGCGTGGCCGAAAAGTTACAAACTCCAAGTTATATAGGAATTGATATTTTTGACGTACCAAAGGTTCCTCGATCGACTATGAGGCTGTTAAAAAGCAGGTTTGACGAATACAATGGACCCTCGGCCGAATTGGTCTTGTGTTTAGACGTTTTATATCACATTCTTGAAGATGAAAAAGAATATCTACACCGCACCTTAGATAAGCTTGTGGAGAAAGCAGATCGCTTTTTGATCATATATGCTCAGGATAGTTGTAACCCCGAGTATGACCTCCTCCTCGACCGTGGGCGACGGCGACCTCCTGTGGATGAACCAGAGTTTACAGAGCATCTCTACAATTCTAAATGGATTCAATATCTAGAAGAAAACCATAATGACAAAATTTCTTTAACGCATAAACAGGAAGAATCGGAACCCGAAGTTCTCTCCCTCTTTTATGTTTATGAAAAAACACCGGAGGACAAAAATGGGTAAGTCTGTGGTCATTATAGGAAAGGGCCCAAGTATTCTGAGAACATCTTCGGCATACATAAACAGTTTTGATAAAATTGTTATTATTAATCGGCCAGTGTGGGAGGGATATGAGAAATTTATCCCCAAAAAAGCCCACATCCAGTATCGAAATAACTCAACACAGAATTTTTCAAAAGAAGAAATAAAAGAACTTGGGCTTGAAAAAGTAGTAAGCACGGCACATCCAGGTGAAAAACTCCATCCGGATGCCCATCATGATCTTATTGAGGTTGAATATCCTCCCTTCACTCCGGGCCCAGATAGATCAATTATTATGTCCAGTGATCCTCTTGATCCTAACACGCACTTTCTGCCCTCCTCGGGCCCCGTCGCTGTTGCCCATCTTCTTAGTAAGGATGAGTTTAGTAAAATGGCTCTGGTTGGCTTCGATCTTATGGCCCTAGACCACCGCGCCTACTATTTTAAGACCAATGAGCTGCAAAGGAATTTGAAATATTTGTTTGGACTGGGCTACTACAGCTCGGATGAAAACTTCATTAGATTGAAACCTTCGGATCACAATATAGAACAGACGCAAGGTTTTTTAGTTGAGAAAATGAAACAATATGCGGACGTGAAGTTTGAAGTGACCACCGATAATGTAAATTTTTATACGTTATTAACAGCACTTCCTAATGTGAGTTTAAAATAGAGAAGATGGCCCTCGTTCTTAAGAAACACAGTACCCAGAGTACAGGGGTATTAATCCTGACCCACAAAGAGCAGGCTTTATTGGGAGCCTTCAGATCCTATCGCGATCGCTATGTGATAGGGTGTCATATCGGTTGCGATCATCGCCATAAAGCCCCATCTGGATTCGACTTTTATCTTGCCTCTAACGAACAATTACCTCCTGGTTTCGCCAAGAAGAATCGGGTGATAGAAATGAATAGTAGAAATTTTTTACCTAACGAATATCACCATACCGAGGGAAAAAGTAAAAATAGCCTATTGAATTCTATCCATGAAATTGAAAAAGTTTCGAGGACTAAAATATCGGAAGAGATTAAATCGGAGATCACCCAAAGTAATAGTGACTATATATGGGATATTTTGTGGGTCAACAAGCCCCATCGCGTAAAAAACATACAGATTTTTTTGGATCAACTAAAGATTTTGTTTACTCAACAAGGCGTCTGTAAGACTCTTTTAATCTGTGCTTTAAGTCCAAACGAAAAAGGACGTTATAAAGAGCACTTTTTAGATGTTGAAAACTATATTCAATCAAGGTTTACCCCCGCGGAACAAAAATTTATTTCACTCCTTCGTCCTGATACGGGGGGTAATGAAGGCGCCGACAATGCGCTGATACCACCTTTTTATCAGTGGTCGAATGTATTTGCTTTTTATTCGGAAAAGGAGGGCGAAAGCCGGGTGGTGTCGGAGGCTGCGTGTTGCGGCTGCCGCGTTGTATATTATAAGAACGTGATGGGAGGTAGTGACGACTATTTAACAAACGAAAATTCAGTGGCGTTCGAGAGCTACGACATTTCATGGAAGACTTTAGGAGCAGCTGTCCAGAGAAGCAAAATAGAGGACTGTAGCGAAATTCATAATACATGTTTGGTCAGTAACACTTTGGACAGATTTACCCAGGAAATAGCCCAGCTTTGTGCCAGCCGAGGAAGACCATTTAATGGGCCGTTGAGAGATATACCCAATCTTCATTTTGAGTTGCCGGCACACAACCATCGAGTTCCATGGAAGAGCGAAAACCATGAGACAGGGGATTTATTTCGTCATATGCTTCCCGTCTTTTTTAAGTCCAGTCGTTTAGGCGACGTGTAAGATGATGTCAGCCTCCAACTATCCACCCCCTTCCGAAATATTGGGAGCCCTCAATGAAAGGGGTTATTTTATCCTCCAAAGTTTTTATGATCAACAATTTTGTCAAACAGCGGTGGAACACATAAATCAATGTTCTTTTAAATACTTTGTCGAAGGAGATGGTAAAGACCGGCGCTGTTGGCACTTTGAAAGACACAGTACTAATGCTTCTACCTTCCTAAGCTCTGATTTTTTGAGTAGTTTGTGCGTGGAGTTTGTGGGCACACCACTTCTTAATTCCAGATGTCAAGCAGGTATTGTTAGGGGTGACTGGGGAGCAATTAATTCGGGCGGCGGCTGGCACGTAGATAATCATGAAAAACAGCTTAAAGCTCTGTTATACTTAACTGATGTAACAGAACTAAATGGGCCCTTTTACCTTTTACCCTCCAGCGCCGCTGTTCATAAAAACATTCCGACTTACCCAAAAGTGCCGGGGGATAGATCGCAAACAAGGTACCATGAAGAAGTACTTCGCAAAAATATGATATGGGAAAATAAACAGATTATTACCGGCCGCGCTGGGGACGTTATACTAGTAGATACCTCAAATATTCATTGCGGCGGCGATATTGTAGAGGGGGCCCGCTATACGCTTACCAATTATTATTATAATGCATCACCACCGAGCAGTTAAATATGACTACAAACGTGAGCGGAAGTGTGTATAATAAGGTTATTAGGATAGTTGCCATGCAACGGAGTGGTCATCATGCTATAATAATGTGGATGGCGCAACATATGGATGCGAATGTATCCTTTATGAATATCACCAATGGCTCCTGGAAAAGAGGAGAAAGAATTATCAAAGTACTAAAAACGATAGAAGCCCCGGCTGAGAATGTTTTTATTTTTAATCAAGAGGAATACCACCCCAAGGACCATGCATTGCGCAATCCACTTGGACAGCCAATTACACGCACCATTTGGATTCATCGTGACCCCTATAATTTACTAGCTAGCCGAAAGCGTAAAGGCCACCGTATGTATGGACTTCCCGCGATGAAACTTTACAATTTACAAGGTGAAATGTCGACGGATAAAAACATTTTTCCGCTTTCTTACGATCGGTGGGTGGTCGATGAAAATTATCGAGCAGCCCTGGGCCGCACACTTGGGCTCAGTGCGTCATGTAGTGAATCTTACACACAGGAAACACAGTATGGCGACGGTAGCTCTTTTGAAGATTTTGATAAAACCAATCTGACAAAGCTGTTACACCGCAAAGACTTCCTATCGGAGGCTGATAAACTAATAATTAAAAATAACATCAACCCTGTAGATCAAAAAATATTTGAAATAAGCGGTAATGTGGGAAGGTAAGATATAATGGCAAAGCATTATGGTAATTATGGGAAATTCTTTAAGTTTGTGGAACCAAACGATATAAAGGTAATTTTGGAAGTAGGAACAAAGGATTGTCTCGACGGAATTATTATGTCGGATTATTTTAACGCGGAGGCACACTGTTTCGAGTGCAGCCCTCAGCTTATTGAAGCCTGTTACCAGAATAGTAGCCCCCATAAACGAGTCTTCTTTACACCGAAAGCGGTTACATCGAAGTCGGACGAATTAGTAGAATTTACATATCCTCTTAAATTAATCGGAGAGTCTCAATATTGGAACGGCATGGGGTCTTTAAATGGCCCAACAACGCGTCAGTGGTTTGAAATTAACAAACACCCGTGGGCAACAGAAGATATTGAATCTTTTGAGTGGGGAACCGCTTTGGTAGAAACCACAACTTTAAAAGATTATTGTGAAAACAATAAAGTGACTCGTATTGATTTGCTCTGTTTTGATGTTGAGGGACGCACCCTGGACTGCTTGAAGGGCTTGGGGTCTGAATTACTTAAAACATGCGGGCATATTATAAGCGAAACAAACCACGCTAGCGCCCACGACCAAACCACGGACGATCTATTTATAGATGTAGATAAATATTTGCAGTCTCATGACTTTAAGTTAGTCTGGGAAGAAAAAAAGAGTCCAGTTTTTGGAAATGCTATTTGGTCTAATCGAAATCGGAGTACTGTTTAATGAAAATTCACGCTTGTAGGCTTTGCGGAAACCCAGTGAGGGAGTGTTTAGACATTGGTTCGATGGCCCTTGCTGGCTTTTTTCCTCAAACCAAAGAAGAGGCGGTAAAAGAGCTGCCCCTAATGCTTTGTTCATGCGACACATGTCATTTGGTTCAATTATGTCATGACTTTGATCTAGATGAACTATATGGCATTAACTATGGTTATTGTTCAAGCTTAAATAATTCAATGGTGAATCATCTTGATGACATTCGACAGTTTTTAGAAAAGCAGGTTTCCTTAGAGGCTGGCGATGTCGTGGTAGACATCGGGTCAAATGATGGAACGTTGTTGAATCAGTACCAGGATCGCACTGTAAAGTATTATGGAATTGATCCTACCGCTCATAAATTTATAGAGAATCACAAAGCCGATATCACCGTTCTCGGCTCGTTTTTCGATGGCGATGTGTTTAAGGAGGTCTGTCCGGAGAAGGTAAAAATAGTCTCCACGATTTCGATGTTTTATGATTTACCAAGCCCTCTCAAATTTTCACAAGAAGTATGTGATATCTTACATGATGATGGAGTGTGGTTTATGGAACACAGTTATTTGGTTTCCATGATTGAAAATATGGCTTATGACACGATTTGTCATGAGCATGTAGAATATTATTCGTTGCGTCCCATTTTGTACATTGCACACGAGTGCGGCCTAAAGGTTGTAAACATCTCTCTAAATGATACTAATGGGGGAAGTTTTGCTTTGCTACTAGCCAAAAACAGCAATAGCCGCTTTGTGGAATGTACTGAAAAAATTGAGAAAATTTTGGAAAAAGAAGAAAAATTCTTCAATGACGAGACGTTTAAAAACTTCGAACAACAGATTAAGGAAAGATCATCTCATATAGTTGATACATTAGAAGCCTTAATTGAAGAGGGAAACGTAATTCATGGATATGGTGCCTCAACAAAAGGAAATATAGTATTACAATATTGTAATATAACTGAAACCTTAATCCCTCATATAGCTGAGGTCAACGAATATAAATTCGGCCGGTATACACCCGGCACCAAAATTCCAATTATTTCTGAGTCTGAGTCGAGAGCAATGGAACCTGATTATTATTTTGTATTGCCATGGCACTATAAAACCAATATTCTGAGAAAAGAGAAAGAGTTTATAAAGGCCGGCACGAAGTTTATTTTTCCGTTTCCAGAGTTTGAAATTATAGATAAAGAAAATGTATAAGGAACCCGACAATGTACAAGGAAAGTGGATGTATGGGTTTTATAAAGATTTTTGTGAGGCCACAGGAGTCGCCGATTCTATCAAATTTTTACCTTTACGGCACTCTCAAGATCGACAGTTTGACGGCAATTATATACGCAAAGAGATGCATGACACAGAGATAATTAGTGGGGACCATCATGTGCCTTTGTTTTTTGATATTATAGACAATAAAGAATCGGTTGAAGAACATGTTGATGCCTATTATCATGTTCCTTTTGGTGTTATGACGTATTTTACGCGTAGCGTAGATATTCAACAGCTTTTGAAACCGTTGGGAGAAATTTGCGACGCGCCCAAGCCTCGGTTTTGCAGCTATTGCTTTAAAAATCTTACGTGGGGCCGGGCCCCCCTTCGCCACCAGTTTTATCAGAGGCTGAACGAGCGGAAGAGGGTTGACTGGGTTACAGATGAAAAACGCTTCGATATCGACTTATTTGATTATACAGTTGAGTTATTGAAGCCCTACCGATTTAATATTGCTTTCGAAAACGAGATATGCCCCGGGTACATCAACGAAAAAATATTTAATGCTTTTTTGGCCGGCTCTATTCCTATCTTTGATGGTACCCGCGACGTCTTTAAATATTTTAATTCAGACTCCTTTATTTTTGCGGGGGATTTTGCGACCCAAACAGAGTTGATTGAGTATATATTGGAAGTGGAAAATAGTAAGAGCCTGATGGATAAACATCTATCTACCCCTCCGTGCACAGAAGAAGGCCTTCAAAAATTATTTTGGTGGAAGAAAAATTTATGGTAAAAGTAATAGCCGAAATAGGAATAAATCATAACGGATCTGTTGACACAGCCAAACAACTAATAGATGTGGCCGAAGTCGCCGGCTGCGATTATGCCAAGTTCCAAAAACGCACGCCTCAATTATGTGTCCCCGACACTCAAAAAAGCGTGATGCGACAGACTCCGTGGGGCGAGATGACTTATATTGATTATAAGGAGAGGCTGGAGTTTCAAGAACGAGAATATGAAGAAATTTACGACTATGTTAAAGATAAACCCATTGAAGTATTTGCGTCTGTGTGGGACAAACCGTCGGTGGATTTTATGAAAGAGTACACCTCGGTGATGAAGATTGGCTCAGCCCTGGTAACTAATCTAGAGCTGTGCCGTTATACGAGAGACAACTCCTCCCTTCTGATTGTGTCCACGGGAATGAGTACAGAGCAAGAGGTCGAAGATTGTGTTAATGCTTGCCAACCCGATGTGGTGATGCACACCAATTCCACTTATCCTACTCCGGCGAATGAAATAAATTTAAATTATATACACTGGCTTAAGGATAAATGGGGGGACGTCACCCAAATAGGCTATAGCGGGCATGAATATGGATTGACAACTACGTTTGCTGCTGTGGCAATGGGCGCGACGTGGGTGGAGAGGCATATTACTTTGGACCGTACAATGTGGGGGAGCGACCAGCTCGCGTCAGTCGAGCCTCAAGGACTTTTCAAGCTTGTGAAAGGAATTAAAACAATTGAAAGTGCTATGGGTGTTGGTGGGCCCCGTCAACTCTTAGAAGGCGAAAAATTAAAAAGAAAAACATTGCGTAGCTAAAGAAACAAAATGAAAACATGGTATGTCATCCCTGCTCGGAAAGCCTCCAAGGGTTTTCCTAATAAAAATCGAATTTTGATGGATTATGCTCTCTCATCGTTAGAGGGGGTAGATAAGGACAGTATTATTCTCACCACCGATGATTCTTATCTTTATAATAAATATAGTACTATTCGCCGGAGATTACGCCCCGCCCCTCTCGCCAAAGATGCCGCACCAATTAAACCAGTTATAGAAGATGTTATAAAATGGGCCGCCATGGATATTGATGATATAGTGGTAGTTCTTTATGCTACTTATCCTGAGCGCACAAGTTCGGACATCTCCCGAGGCCTCGAATTTTTAAACTCTTACGGATACAAATCAGTCTTATGCAGAAAGAAACTAAAGGTAAGCCCCCATCTTATTTTAAAATCGCGCGATGAACATCAGGGGGACTATATTTTGGACACCTTCTATTATCAGCGCCAAAATGTTCCCGAGTACTTTGAATTATCACATTTTTTGTGTATAATAAAGGTGTCCGAGATGAATAATCTTAATGCTCAGTTGTTTAATTCAGATACTGGTTGGATGTGGATTGGTGAACCGATTGATATAGATCGAGCCGAAGACTTGGATAATTTTTATATGAAAAACAATAAGAGGACCTTATGAAAATACTCATTACTGGTGGAACGGGGATGGTGGGCCGCGCTTTTACGGAGGTAGAGACGAGCCACGAATTGGTGTTCGTTGGTTCAAAAAGATTTGATTTAAGAAATGCGACCGAGACAGAGCGCATGTTTGAACAGGTGGCGCCCGATGCGGTAATACATTTAGCCGCGAAAGTTGGCGGCGTCCGGGGCAATCTACACGCGGCCGCTGATTATTATGCGGACAACATTAAAATAAACACTAATGTTTTACACACCGCAATGGCCCATAAAACTCCTAAGGTATTATCTCTTCTCTCTACGTGTATCTACCCCGATCAAGTTACATATCCCCTTACGGAAGATCAAATCCACTCAGGCGAGCCCCATCCGAGTAATTTTGGATATTCGTATGCAAAAAGAATGACCGAAGTTTATTCTCGCGCTTTGCGTAAACAGCATGGCCTTAATTACATCACGGCAGTTCCTAATAATCTTTATGGACCCCATGACAATTTTGATCTTATAAATGGTCATGTTATCCCCGCGGTGATTAGAAAAATATGGGAAGCAAAGCTTAGTGGTGTTCCGCCTGTCTTTTGGGGGAGTGGTACGCCTTTGCGTGAGTTTACCTATGCGGGGGACATTGCTAAGATTTTACTTTTTGTGTTGGAAAACTATGACTCCGCGACCCCTCTTAATATCGGCAACCCGGGTGAGGTTAGTATTCGCCAGATAATTGAATTGATAAGTGAGCTTTTGGAATATGAGGGGGAAATTTTATGGGACAGCACCCAACCAGATGGCCAGTACAGAAAACCAAGCTGTAATCGAAAGTTGTTAGAGTTAGGGTGGAAAAATGAGTTTTATACTCGGTTGCCTGAGGGGCTCACACACACATGCAATTGGTTTATCGAGCATTATCCACGAGTGCGAGGAATTTAGGAGATGTTAGTTTACGTAGATATTGATGAAACGATTTGTTTCTATGAAGGGATCCGGGAATACCCTTTGGCGATGCCACTTCCTAAAAATATTGCAAAAATCAATCAACTATTTGACGAAGGCCATACAATCGTTTATTGGACAGCCCGGGGCTCTGTGAGCGGCGTAGATTGGTATGAACTCACAGAACGCCAGCTCAATGACTGGGGCGTTAAATATCATGAGGTTCACCTAGGAAAACCTGCTTACGATATGTTTATATGTGATAAGGCCATAAATTCCAATGATTTTTTTAAGGATATGACTGATTGATGCTTTTGGTGTGCTACGGGACTCGCCCGGAATATTTAAAAATTAAGCCTTTATTACAAGAACTAGAAGGAGTCCTAGAATATAAAACTCTTTTTACGGGCCAACACACGAGCTTGGTGTCCGGCCCAACCGACTATCGTTTAGAAATAAAGACCGGCCGATCTCGACTGGATTCTATTGTATCATCTATTATGGATTCATTTGATTTTAAAGGAGAAGGTGTGGAAATGGTTTTGGTCCAGGGAGACACAACTTCTGCGTATGCCATGGCAGTTTCAGCCTTTCATCATCAAATACCGGTTGTGCATTTAGAAGCTGGGCTACGCACCTATGATCTTAGTCAGCCCTATCCCGAAGAAGCGAATCGACAGATGCTCAGCAGAATCGCCACTATCCACCTGTGCCCAACTGATTTGGCCAAAGAGAGGTTGCTTCAAGAAAAGGTCTCAGGTATTATAGAGGTTGTAGGAAATACCGTTTTAGACAATTTGGTTGGTCTTCAAACGACCCTCGAAAAAAGGGTTCTAGTAACAATGCATCGCCGCGAAAATCATGCCCGCATACGAGAATGGTTCAAAGAAATAGAACGCCTGGCCCGTCAGAATGCTGATTATGAATTTGTGCTGCCCCAACATCCTAATCCGGCAGTTGTCGAACATTGTGACGTTTTTGAAAAAGTTAAGGTGGTACCACCGATGCAATACCCTCAGCTACTTGACTATTTGTCTAGTTGTGCTTATATTATAACAGATAGTGGAGGAATACAAGAAGAGGGATCTTTTTTGAGGAAACCATGTTTAGTGTGTCGAAAGGAAACGGAACGCTCGGAGGGGCTCAATAATTTCTCATTATTATGTGAAGCTCCGGAGCTGTTATTTGAGCGTTATACTCAACTACAGGAATTGCCTCTTGAAGGTCAGTGCCCCTATGGGGACGGACATGCGTCTGCAAAGGTGGCTAAAGTTTTAGAAATGTATTTCGCTAAAAAGAACAAAGAGGAAAAAACATTAATAAATGTACGACACTAGGTTATACTTATTATCAAACACACAAGAGGTGAAAAAGTGAAAAAGGCACTGATTACAGGAATCACTGGCCAGGACGGCTCTTATCTGGCTGAACTTTTGTTAGTCAAAGGATATAAGGTTGTTGGAATCAAAAGAAGGACATCGTTAATTAATACCGAGCGTGTTGATGAGATTTATAATCATGTTAATTTTAAACTAGAATATGGGAATCTACACGATGCAGGATCGTTTTGGAGACTTTTATACAAACACACTCCGGATGAGATCTACAACTTGGGAGCCCAATCACATGTGCGGGTATCGTTTGATGTTCCCGAAGAAACGGTTGATTCTATAGCGATGGGAACACTTCGTTTGATGAACGCCTATAAACAGATCTGCCCGGAAGCGCGGTTTTATCAAGCGTCTTCGTCAGAGATGTATGGTGACAATCCCTTGGTTCCGTTTAACGAAGATTCAGCAATGACTCCAGCCTCTCCTTACGCTTGTGCTAAATTATTCGCACACAATTTAGTTCGAAATTATCGAGAGGCTTATAATCTACATGCATCTAGTGGGATTTTATTTAATCACGAATCCCCCCGCCGCGGCGAAACTTTTGTAACGAGGAAAATTACGATGGCTGCTGCAAAAATTAAGCTAGGACTTCAAAAAGAGTTACTTTTAGGAAATCTAGATGCGCGCAGAGATTGGGGCTTCGCTGGAGATTATGTGGAAGCGATGTGGTTAATGTTGCAACAAGATAAGCCCGACGACTATGTAATAGCAACGGGTAAATCATACGCGGTGAGAGAATTTTTGAATTGCGTTTTCGAACACGCTGGCCTAGGCGACCCTGACCGATATGTTAAGATTGATGCGCGCTATTTCCGCCCCCATGAGGTGCCCTTTTTATTGGGTGATGCCACCAAGGCTAAGAAACAACTTAAGTGGGAGTCAACAGTTGATCTTTCCCAACTAGCTGCTATGATGTATGATGCTGATCTTGAAGCGCTTAAATGCGAAGGTGGAATAAAGAAATGAAGAATGTTTTAGTTACCGGAGGCCTCGGCTTTATTGGATCGACTCTAGTAGACATGCTATTGGAGTCAGGAGATTGTGCTGTTACAGTTATTGATAATTTAATCTCGGAGTCGAGTAGCGAAGAATATAGACGTCCAGAAGTTACTTATTGGATAGAGGATATAAGGAATATCAATCAAGATAAATACGCAGCAACTTTTGATATTGTATTTCATTTGGCGGCCCTTTCGCGGATCCAGCCTAGCTTTTTAGATCCCTTAGAGACGATAGAGGTGGACGCATGCGGCACAGCAGAAGTTTGTGAATATGCGCGCCAGTCGAATTCGAAGGTTGTATATGCCGGATCCAGCTCTTTTTACGCTGGCCCTTACCTCAACCCTTATGCGTTTGCTAAATGGCAGGGGGAAGAGATGTGCCGTTTTTATGCCGAGTGTTTTGGATTGAGTACAGCTATTGCTCGGTTTTTTAATGTTTATGGAAAACGACAACCCGAGGAAGGGGATTATGCCACGGTGGTTGGAATTTTTGAAAGACAGCATCGCAATCATGAGACTTTAACAATTACCGGTACGGGGGAGCAACGACGAGATTTTACGCACGTGAGAGACATTTGTGCGGGCCTTATGACTATTTCCGAGGAAGAATATTGTGGTGCCACTTTCAATTTAGGAACAGCAACCAACTATTCAATTAACGAGCTGGCGAACCTTTTCGGAGACGAGAAAGCCTATTTGCCAGCAAGATCCGGCGAAGCTCTAGCAACACTTGCTGACATATCATATACCAAAGACACAACTGGCTGGGCTCCAACGCATAGCCTAGAAGATTATGTATCACAATTTGTAAAGGAGAACACATAATGAAATTAAGTAATCAAGCAATGGGGGCTATTATGATGGCCCTTCAAAAGTCATTGATGGAGCAAAGTGATATTGTTCCGGTTTTACAATCAATGCAATTCGAGAAAGCCCCAGATACAAAAAGATGGGGCTCTAAAAAGGGAGAATTAGTGGTCAATAATCCTCCTATTGTTTCTTTAGGGGGCGTTACGCCCGCTTTTGATATAGAAGAAATTGACCAATAAAGGAGAAATATTCATGAATTTTAAAGATGAAAACCCGACGGCTCCCCGTTTAACGGAGACCAGCGTACGAGAGATTTCGGAGCAAGTTGTCCGCAACGCAGTTCGGCAACAAGCACGTGATCTTGAGAAGCATCTTGCGAGTATCCACGATAGACTCGTAGCATTAGAAGTCGCAGTCGCAAAGCTTAGCACGTAAATGCCCCGGTACTCTTACCGGTGTAGTGTGTGCAGTAGTGTATCAACACATCAACATTTGTCAAACGAGAGGGCTACTACCTGTCCTGAGTGCGACCGGTGCGGCGCTTTGGTAAAGCTAGTAACCACCTTTACTACAAAGCCTACTGGTCCCACACAAGAAAAGGTGGGTCAAGTTACGGAAGAATTTATTCAAGATGCGCGGCAAGACCTGAAACAACAAGTAAAAGAGCTAAACAAGAAGAAATAATCATGTCTGTATATGTAGCGTTGGGAATTTCTGTTATTTTAAACCTATTATTGTGTTGGTATGTGGTTAGACTATTAAGAAAATTCTTTTTTATCTCCGAAAGTATAGGAGACCTGTATTTCACCACACGCTCGTTCAGAATCTTTGTGCGATCACTGTATGGTATGGATAACTATCATGGCGAGCCCATGATTCAGGAATTGATACATCGGATTCAAGAGGTAAGCGAAGAAATGGAGACATTCCGAGAGATATTTGAATATACATTGGATGAAGAATTAGAGGATGAACTGAATGCAACCGAAGAGGATGCGCAAGAAAACGCGCGGCAGTAAAAAGAACCATTATTTTACACAGGTCCACGAAGATGCCATAGTAAAATATGCTAACAGCAACGATCGAGAGTTAAAGGCAAAACTATACATAGAATATATCCAACCAGCTTTTGATCAAATGGTAGACAAGATTATCTATACCTATAGATTTACCAGTTTACCAAATATTGATTATTTGAAAGATGATTGTAAGGTATGGCTTACTACTATTTTAAATAAATACGATCCCAACAAGGGGTCAAAAGCCTTTTCCTATTTTTCTGTAGTAACCAAAAACTGGTTTATTCATAAGGTTAAGAAGACCCAAAAAAGAAATAAGACAGAAGTATTTCTAGAAGATATGATCAATCAGTTGGAAGAAGACATTATTTCGAAGGAGCCAACTTATGAACAAAAGCGATCAGAGCTAGAATTTTGGGAATCTTTGAACAACGAGATTGACACGTGGGACTCCTTTATGCTTAAAGAAAACGAGAGAAAGGTGCTTATGGCGGTTCGAATTTTGCTAGATTCGGCCGATACAATTGAAATTTTTAATAAAAAAGCTATTTATTTATACCTACGAGAGATTACAGGACTTAATACGAAGCAAGTTGTTAATAACTTAAATAAATTAAGAAAAAAGTATAGGGTATTTAAAGACAAATGGGAAAGCGGCGCAATTTAAATTTAGAAGAGTATATCGATGAAACAACTACGAATATTCGGGAGGACCGGGCGATGGCAAAGTCCCTTTTAATGGATGCTCTGGCAGACATGAAACAATCCGATGCCGCCCGGCGTGAGCTTGGTTCTATTGCCGCTAAATATATTGAAAATTTACAACGGTCTAATGAACAGCTTATAAAGTTGTCTGTTCTTTTGCAGAAACAGAGCGAGCACCATATGGGGCTGACGGCTGATGATAAAGAGCAATTATTTGATCTCTTAAATGAGGGACAAAAGGATGACTGAAGAAAGACCACCCGGAGGGTTACGCCTACATGAGTTGGAATTTGGTACCCTCAATAATTTTGGTGACACCAGCGCTCGCGGCTCTGGATCTCCACGCCGCGGCTCAAGTAAATTTTTCTTAAATACCTCTCTAAGGGACACCTTTGGCAGGGATACAATGAAGGGGGTGACCCAATTCAACGGTATTATTATCTCTGTTCGATCGAGCATCGATGCCGCCTATGCCCGCAAAGATCACCTGTTGGTGAAAATGGGCGTCGAAGATCCTAAGGTTACAGAGTACTTTATTTATAAGGTTTATATTCCTGAAATAGAATGCCGGCCCTATCCTCTGTCTTTGGATGATCCGGTTGTTTATACCTACCCGGATGTTTATCCATCCAGCAAATTCTCGGAGCCGATCGAGATCGGCACGGTAGTGAAAGTGCAATACTCCAGTTTGGCGACCCTTACTGATCCGTTTATTGTGTCTGTTGAGGGGGACATCTATTTTGCATTTGAGGGTCTCGATCAAAGTAAGTTAAAAACATTATGGAAGCGTGTTCCAAAGGCTGTCCTGGGCTTTGCAGCCGCCACGCCATTTGAAGGACCTACTCCCGAAGCTGACAGAATACGAGCAACACTTAATCTCCTGGGCCCACGCTTCCGAGAACAGAAAAAGAACGGCCGTGGGGAATTGAGTTCGGGCGGTGACATGTCTTCTGAGATGTCTAAAGCAGTTATAGCTGTTATGAAGACGCTAAAGAACAACACCCCGGCTCATTTCCGTTATATCCTGACGGGTGGCAATGATTTATTCCATCATGGACTTCTATGCAACGATGACGGTGTACGCACCTCGGGGGAAGATGGGGATTGTTATACGAGCCGCCACACACAGGGAAAGGCTGTGGATTTTACCCTTTCCCCTCACGGCGCCCCGGCCCTGAATCGTGTAACAGAAGTACTTTTAGCCTATTCCGCCGGCGACAATAACTTTAGATTTATAGATGAGTACACCAATCCTACCAGTGCCTCCACTGGTGGCCACTTTCACATGTCGTGGGGACTAAGCGAGACTAGGGAAGGTCCAAAGAATATTGCGACAGCCAACCGCCGATCAAAACTTGACAAAGAAGACGCTGACTATCTGGAACCAATTCTAATAGCATGAGAGATAAAGAGAATATAAGATATGTCGATTAATCCAGGACCCCAAAGAGAAAGTCGCATTATAAATCTTAATGCGATGGATGACGAACAGCGCGCAATGTTCGACGAATTGAGCGAAGAAGAGCAGGCGCTTTATTTGGGCTTTGGAGGCCGCGCGCGGCCCAATTTTGATTCGCCGGCTCCAAATTTAATGACTTATGAAATCGACCTTGCCTCCACACATCGAGGAAATTGTACCATTGTTTGTGGTTTAGACCGGCCAAGTTTTGAAAATAGTGGCTTTGGTGGCCAGAACGGCACCCACTGTGCCACGATTGATATTTGCGCCGGCCGTAAAGCTTGGTTCGCGCATAGCAACGAAGCCCTAAATGGGCAGTCTACGCCCATTAAAGTTGATAATGATTTTGTTATTGACGCGGCGAGGATATATGTCAGTCAAAAAACTGATGTAGATGGAAATTTTAGATTAAAGCCCGGAAACGTAGGGAACACCAGTATGGATAACCCGAGGTCTACGGTTGCCGTTAAGGCCGATACTGTAAGATTGATCGCGCGCGAGAACATTAAATTGGTGACACGCACGGATAAGTTGAATTCTCAGGGAGGCACACTTGGAAGAGCGATGACAAGCCAGTATGGTATTGATATTGTGGCGATGAACGACACCGACAGCTTGCAGCCTATGGTGAAAGGAGAAAATTTAAAAAACCTTCTGGTGGCAATGATTATGACTACCTCTACAATATTATCCACCTTGGGGACATATGTTTCTGAGACGAGGAAAATGCATCAAGCTCTTCTATCTCACAAACACCTCTCTCCGTTTTATGGATCCCAAACTTCTCCTGATTTTATGGGGGTGTTGCCCGATGGTATCAACGTTATTATCAACAATATTACAAATGTAGATGTTGGAAATATGACGACGCAGCAGGCTCTTAATCAGTTAATCTTTGAATATCTTGAACCGACAGGAGTAGAAACGGTCGACGGCAATTCACAGTCTAAAAATATTCTCAGCCCATATAATTCTAATAATTAATTAAAGTATATCTTATGCCTACACAAATATCTGATTATCTTCTAAGTGATGCCGAGGCCAATAAGACCGGCTTTCGTTCAGAAAAGAGGGACATCCCATTTTTCGATCTGGCTAGTCGAACAATAAAGGTTAAGGTGGTGTTTGATAAGTTTGCAAGTACCAACGATTTCAACAGCCAACTTCCTCAAATTCGACAGCGGGCTACTAATCGTATTATGTTGCACTATTTTCCGGAATATTATTCGGCTTATCGGATTGATATACGGGACAAAGAGGGAAGCATTGATACAGAGACCGAGGCAGCCTATGAGCGTGTGCGCACCAGTATAAGCAACCCCGAAGCGCCCAGACTGACGGCAGTGTACTACGAGCCGGCCAGCCCTGTCTTAAAGCCCACAAAGCACATGGTTCTAGTTACTTTGGAAGAGTTTGGTCTCCCACTAACTTACAATGATGTGACGCTTCTTAAGGCAAATACCAAAGCTTCGATGGCTAGCTATAATTTAGTGAATGGTATGGCAATCCCAGATTCCGACGAAACTCTCACTGTTTCAACTTATTCCCCCAAAATAATGAAAGATATGCTTGGGGCTATAGGAATGCTTCCCGATATTGATGAGGCCATTGAGCTTTTTAATGTAGATGAGGGGATTAAAGGAGGTAGTGCTTCTACTACTTTGGTGATCGGGTCTCTTTTAGAAACTAATAATTTGGTGAACGACGGCCTTTCCTCATTTCAGCGGCAACTAGATGGATTCCCAGGCGCCCTTCCTATTAATTTAGATTTTAATTCGACGCAACAGGGGATGATGAAAATCTTACATATGGTTGTAGCAGAATTGATGAAAGACTTGACGGATGCCTATAATACTGGCACTTTTACACTGTCGGCTTCCCAGGTTGAGTTTACAGATGCTGATTTGCTTGTTCTTCATTTTGGCAACCGTATTAGTGGAGTCCATCGTGGGAAACCTGTAATTTCTGGAATCTCTTATGTAGTAAATGAAATATCTCTCTCGCGCCAAACGTTAAGAACTGGTTATATGACAAACATTTTATATAACGTGCAGCTTAATGATCCTTTAATTTTGGCGACGCTCAAAAATTACGAAATGCTAGTGCGAGTGATGGGCCTTGCCTCAGGCCCGAATGCTCCAGATTTTTCCTTTATAGACTTCTTGGGAAGTACTTCGCCCGGAGATTTTGGGTTAGATAGTAATTTTGTGTGGGATGATCTCCCCAAACCTGTTGATACAGAAAACCTTTTTCTTAAGGAAGCAGCCAAGTATGGAGTGATCGATCTCGGGGATGTTAAGAATTTAGAAAAGGGATTTAAGCTTGCGCTCTCGCCAAAAGAAATGCGAGAGTATAGGCAAAAAGTAAGAGAGAATCCTGAAGTATACAAGAAAGTAGTTGCAGCAAATAAAGCTAAAGCCTTAAAAACTGCAATGGATGTGACTAAAGGCATCGAGGGTGTTTTAGAGGGCAATTTCCCCGGTATTAAAAAGAATTCCAAATTAGGATTGCTACTTCGTAAAATAGGAATTGATGAGTTGGCGAAGGAAGCAATGATTTGTGCTACCTTCGGTCTTGCGCCGGCATTTGCTCGGTTGCTTAAGGCTGTCAGCGGCGCGATAAGGCAAGTGGGGCTGCAAATTTACGAGGAGCCAGAAGGGCCGAAAAATGCGATGTCGATGCCAGAAATTGATCTGTCGATGTTTGAAATATTCACCGTCGACGGGCAACTATGGCCTCAGATAAGGAAGATGCTGATCGACACTCTTATGGAGTCTCTTTTAGAAATTGTAAAGGCATTAGCAGCTCTTTTGAAGGAACTGTGCAAGTTAAACAATCCTCGCGCAGACGACTACGGCGCCAATGATTTGGCGGATTTGGTTGCCAACAACTTAAATGATAGTGCGGGGATGCCCAATATTTCCAACCAATCAGCTTTAAATCCTAATGGGACTCCTCTTACGCCAGTACCTCCGGCCCCTGTTGGTAATCTCGGGACAAAACCGCCAACGGGACCCCTCGCCCAAGTTTTTGCTAAGGACGGATTCTCTTACGATCAGATAATGAAATATTTAAGAGACCTATCCGCTATTCTTAGTTCAATGGATATATGCTTTTTGTTTATGAATCGCGCGGAAGTTCCTTACGAAACAATAGAGAAAATCATAGATTTCAATTTAGAATATCCGGATTTACAGATTCGGACAACTCTGAATACTTATGGCGCCATAATAGGGTTCTTTGCTAACTTATCTCGCTTTGTGGACCTAACCGATTTCTGCAATGAGATTGCGAATGAGCTGTTCCAGGCAAATATAGATAATTTGTGTTTGTTGGAAGAGGCAGCTCCTGATAGAATCGATGAACTTTTGCAACGATTGGCTGACGGCCTCCCAGATCCCTTCGGTCTTAGTAATCCCGGAGGCCCTCCATACAATGGCGCTGCCCGCCCTCCCAGCCCGGGCGATAAGGGCCGCGGCGAAGGGCAAGGTATCAACTTACAATGTCCCGATCGCCCCAACTTTATAGCAAATCCACTTTTCAATGATACAATCCCCGGCCTCCTTCAAACTGTTGTTGGGGTTATTGAAGAGGACTTTGTTAATTCGGTTGGGGCGGCCCAACAGGCGCTTAAGGAACCACGCATTGCGGATAATCCCGCCACCCGACTTATGGGGTCCACCCTCGACGCGGCCGGCGTGGTAGGAGAGGGCGGTGAAGAACTGAGCAAGATCGCGCGTCAGATTCTTGAAAGGATGCAAGAGGTGTTTGCTTCGATGGGCAGTATGATGGACACCATGGAGGAAACTTGCGATATAGGAGAGATCCTCGGCCTAGAGGCAGACGTCGTTGGAGAAGTAATAGAGGTCGTAGTAGACGTGATGAACGAGATGCTTAATGATCCCGAATTTGCCCAGGCCCTAGGCGGGATCGAGGAAGCATTTGCCAACATTGCAAATCAAAACGAGCAGGGAGGTTCGACCCCGCCGGCGATTACTTATGATTTTCCAGCCAGTTTCACACAAAAGTTTCAAGATTATATGGGGGACACGGCCATATTTGATCCGCGAGAGTCTTTTTCTACTCTGGAGTCCGCGTCCCGAACAGAACTTGTACAGTCGGGAAAGTTTTATTCTACGACGCCTCAATTGTTTCTGTCAAATGGATATGATTCTTACAAGCCACCACACCTTACTTTCGCATTTCCCGCTGCAGCTGCAAGTCAGTGGCAGGCAGTCCCGGGGTCGTTTTACGGGAGCACGTCTGTGCCCAAATATCAGATGGTGCCATCAGACCTAAACAACGAAATTGATGCCTTAACAATTAAGTTTCCCACACTTTCTACCATAGAGGCTGACACCAATAGCAAATATATTGATGTGTCTTTAAAATCTAAACTTTTGCCTACCTATGAGGCTGCTATAAAATTTGGTACATCTGAGCCCCCCACTACCATCATCGACTCCGGCCGCGACACCAATCCTTATGCTGCGCTGTTTACAGATGCATTAATCGAAAATATACCGTTCCCCACTCTTAGTTTGGGTCTCTATACCCCCGAACGCCGAGAGCAAGTTAAAAGAGAGGTGGACACCGTCCTGTTCCCGGCTGTTTATGCCGGCTTCGTAGAATCTGCTTTTGACTATGTGCAGAAAAACGGTATTTTTGACATTACGCGGTTGAATTCATTAAACTTTTTTCATGATAACGCAAATTGTCTTCCTGAAGACGTGGCCGACTTGCTCGACGTCAGCAGTATTTTAGAAGAACTAAATGACGAGATGTTAGACGCCCTCTGCTATGATGCTGATAGCGATGGCCTAAATCCCATGGGGACCAAGATTCGCGAAGTAATTCGATATGGTCTTTTCCTGCTTTTAATTCAGATTCACATTGCTCAATTTATTATTAAGAATATATTTGTGTTTTCGGCCTTTGAAATTGATCATATTTTAGGTTCGCCATTGGTGAGAGAATTTATGTCGGTGACAATCAGAGAACAGGTTGAGCGTTATGTGCGAAGTCACCCGATGATAAGCGAAAAAATGGTGGAATATTTTAATAAAAAGATTAAACGCCCTTACGCTCTTCAAAACGGAGGCCTCCTGGATCACGAGGGAGAAGTGGTATTCCCCGAAGGGATGGTATTTGGCCCCACGGATTTCCCAGCGATTATAGAATATCTTACCGGCCATCGCATCATGAATTCTAAGCGTCCCGTCTCCAACGCCGTGAAGGCATCTTCTAGTTTGCTGGATCCGAAGCCGTTTAATAAAGCCTTTATAGAAGATATTCTTACATTCCAGCCCGGGTGGTTCGGGGCGTGGGAATATGGGACCGGCACCTCCGAAGAGGATGCTTATGTTTATGTACACCACAACCCAAACATTGACCCTGGCCCTCTAGGAGGCAGCGGCTATGGTAAATATTCCTCTTTGCGTAGATGGTATAACGATGTGGGGTGGGGAAACTCTCTCACAAATCTTATTAATAGAACTAAAAACACCATTAAAGAAGCCGACATTACCAACTCGCTAGCATATGGAAAGATAGTTTTAGAGCGCCAAGTAGTGTGGGACAGTGTAGAATCCACCACCGGCGGCACCGTTCCTGAGATTATTAGCAACACAAGCGGCCAAGAGTATGGCCTTGAATTTGATTTATTTAAGACTGCAGTTTTTGGTGCGCGCTTTAGAGAAGCACTAACGGGCTTACAATCTGGTGCAGAGGTTAATCTCAGGTTTACTAATCTGAATATTAGATATAATGTGGTTTACTATTTCCCAGAGTCTCTTGATATTCCGGTTGAATATACACCAAAAGAAATCGCCCGGGCATTCATCGGCCAAGATGGCCACCCCATGGGGACGATAATAGAGCCCGGCACGACCAAACCCCCCGCGGCCTCAGGAGAGGAGTCTAAGTTATTTACAGAGGACTGGGGTAATCTTTTAGCCCCGCGATGTCGAATGAGTTTAGGCGAGAACATTAATTTATATCGGGTTCCACTAAAAAGACTTGATGCATTTATACCTTTGGCTAATGAAATAGCCACAACACAAACAGAATCAAAATTTGTGTTCGTAGAATCAAGCGGCCAATATGAGAGACAAGATGTTCCAATATTAAGAACTCAGCTGGGTTTCTATAATGAAGAGGGAACTAATAGTGAGCTGTTGGCAATTGCCATGGACCCAGTTTTTGAAGATTATTTTGGGAAGACGTTTAGCCGCGATGTGACGACCCTTATACCTGTAATGCACAATTTTTATTTAACGACGCAGTTTTTCCCGGCTTTTGATAAATTGTTGGGCGCCCCCAAGGCCCGCTGCGTACAAATTTTTACCGACACGGTGCTAAATGAGAATGCCATTACAGACCCCCGTGCAGGACGCCCTGGCCCGCAGGCCCTAGCGGCCGGCGGCCCTGATATATTGAGTGATTTGCAACAATCGGCTTTGGAATTTATTTTAAAGATGCTTATCGAAACCCCAATTAATATATTGCGGGGAATAAGCGAAATGATGGACCCACACGTTGCGCTATCAAAAATTATTCGTGATATTACGGGCGCTGTTTTTTATAAAATTGGACAAGCAATTGACGTGACACCCCCGATCCAATTCCTAAAAGACGGGCCTCCTCCTGATGCAGATGGTAATTCTCCCGGCGGCCTTGCACCCGGGATCAGCGGGGAAGGAGTACTGAAGCTTTTATTCTGTTTACTAACCCTGGCTATGAAAGCATCCCAGTCCGGATTTCATTTGTATGCGGAGCCTCCTGATCCCTTTGCGGTGGAAGATCCCCCTCATGACCATGGTGCACATCTGGTGCCTTTTCCTCCTCCAATCTCTCCCGATTCGGTTCCGTTTTTGAATCCGATCTTCGGGCCTTTAATTGGCAATCCTCTGAAGATTGAAGATGATCCTGACAGCGACGGTTTCGGGCTCCCGAAAATGCCCCCGCAGCTAACATATAAAGAAGGCGACCCCGATCCACGAGATCCTCGAAACAACGTCCCGGAAGAAATTAAAGAAAATTTCTTCCCGCGCATAACTGTTGAAGGGGTGGACTTTACTGGAACTTTCTTGGGTCTACTAATGTTGCCGCCCGGTCCATTTGGGATTGTTTATTTATTATTAATGTTGCTCAAGAACGCGTTGGAAGATGAACTAAAGGAAGCCTTCGGAGACGAGCGCTCATCTGGAACAGAAATTTCTGAAGAGGAAAGTGGAAGTGAGTGTTAATTATAGAAAGGAGATATTAAAATGTCAGGTGGATTCGCGGTCAGATTACCTCTTCAAGTAAGTCCCATCGATGGGCCGTATGCGCTTATAAGGAATCAGGTTGAGTTGATTAAGCAAAACTTTAAGATGCTCATATTAACAATTCCTGGCGAGCGTATGATGGATCCAGAGTATGGGGTGGGGCTAAAACAATATCTTTTTGAGGCGAATAGCCCCTCTACACATGCAATGATCAATGATCGAATTGTGGAACAAACAAAAAGGTACATGAGTTATATTCAGCTCAACAAAATTGATTTTTCAGTTCCCGAAAACAACCCAGATATGTATCCCCATGACTTATCTGTGTCTATTCACTTCACAATAGTACCATTACAAGCGTCTACTACGCTTCAAATTGATTTTTAGAACTAATTATTATCGGGAGCATTTGGATGCCAAAGAAACTACAAGCCATAAACTATACCAGTCGCGATTATGATTCAATTCGTAGAGACTTAGAAAATTATGCCAAAAGGCATTATCCCAATACTTATAAAGACTTCAGTGAAGCCTCGTTTGGGTCCCTCATGTTGGACACTGTTTCATATGTCGGCGACATTTTATCTTTCTATCTAGATTATCAGGCAAACGAAAGCTTTTTAGATTCGGCCGTACAATATAATAATGTTGTGAGACACGCTCGGCAGTTAGGGTTCCGCCTCCCTGCAAGCCCCTCTTCTTTCGGTCTATTAACCTTCTATATTAGAGTCCCGGCCACGTCTGTTGGCGGCGGCCCAGATTTATCCTATGCACCAACTCTGCGCGCGGGTTCGACATTCACGTCGACGGGAGGGGGAGGCTACACTCTTTTAGAGAATGTTAATTTCGCGACACCCACCAATCAAGTCGTGGTGGGCGAAGCAGACTCCGATACCGGCACAGCCACGGCCTATATTATTCGATCCTTGGGCCGCGGCGTTTCCGGGAAGGCAACAGTACAAGAGTTTACTATAGGAGAGTTTCAAAGGTTTTTAAAAATTCCTCTTTCCAATGTGAATGTCGCAGATATTTTAAGCGTAGTAGATTCAGAAGGTCATGAATATGTTCAGGTAGACAATCTTTCTCAAAATACTATTTATAAGGCTGTTCGCAATTCGGATTCTAATCGTTCAACGGTACCGAATATTCTTAAAGCGGTCCCCGTAGCGCGTCGCTTTGTACTAGAACAAACTTCTGTTTCGTCGTTCCTACAGTTTGGATATGGCTCAGATTCGGAATTATTAAGTAATTCTGTATTAGATCCCACCAACCTTATGCTTGATATGACCGGCAGAAATTATATAACAGATTTAGATTTTGATCCTACCAAACTTATTAGTACAGATAAGTTTGGGATTGCACCCTCTAACACTAAACTGCGAGTAACTTATCGATTAAACAGTGGTAATGATGTCAATGCGGCTGTAGACACCATTACTAGAGTTGCATCCCCTAATTTTAAGTTTAATGACCAGGGATCACTTTTGGTCGCGACAAGGGCCGCGGTCCGGAACTCTCTAGAAGTCACCAACGAGGAAGCATTTGTGGGCAGTATTAGTCTCCCCAGCTCTGAGGATATTAAACAACGAGTAAAGGGCTATTTTGCTACTCAAAATCGTGCCGTAACTGTTCAAGATTATCAGGCAATAGTTTATGGGATGCCTGGAAAATTCGGCGCCATCCATCGCGCTCGAATTGTTAAAGATTTTGATGAGTTTAAAAGAAATCTCAATCTATATGTCATCTCCACGAATACAAGTGGCAAGCTGACTCCATCTAATACAACTCTAAAAAATAATATAAAAAATTGGATTGGACCATATAAGATGGTTAATGATACGGTTGACATTTTAGATGCGGAGATAGTAAATTTTGGAATTAAATATCAAATTAATTTAGAAGCGAATGCTAATCGTTATACGGTCATTAATAGAGCCGGCGCTCGCTTAGCTAAATTTTATGCAAAGAATCAGTTTGATATTGGTGAGCCACTTCTTTTGTCGGATGTTTATCGTGAACTACTCAAAGTTAAAGGAGTTTTGGACGTATTTGATGTGCAAATGATTCCGAAACAAGGCGGCCGGTATTCCGAAAGCAATTATGATTTTCAATCTAAGTTGTCTGCAGATGGAAAGATGATCAATGCCGCCGAGACAACTATTTTTGAACTTAAATTTCCGAATGCTGACATTCAGGGGACCATAAGATAGTGGGCATTTTAAAATTCGTTGCAAGCGCCGATACAACCATAACTAATGCTTTTGAGTCGGGTCTCTCTACACGAGGAACTGGGTCAAACATGGGTTATGCTGACTCCCTAGAGGTTTTCTCCATCTACGGTCAAACCAGCGGTTCTACCGGGCAATCTCAAGAGTTGTCTAGGATGTTAATAAAGTTTCCCATTACGTCTATTTCAGCAGCTAGAACTGCCGGTACTATTCCTGCATCAGGAAGCGTATCCTTTTATTTAAAGATGTATAATGCGCAGCATCCTTTTACTCTTCCTCAAGGGTTTAGTTTAACAATCGCCCCTCTATCACGATCTTGGTCCGAGGGAACCGGGCTTGATATGGACGAGTATAAGGACTTGGGGTCTGCAAATTGGCTCAAGGCTCGATTGTCAGCTTCTGGAGACGGTGGCGTCTGGACTTCTATCGGTGGTGATTACCGAACTGGTTCGAACTACTCTGTTTCTTTTCCAAAGGGTTATGAAAATATAGATTTAAATATTACAGGTTTGATAGAGAAGTGGATATCTGGCGCAGATCCAGCTTATGCTAATAACTATGGAGTGGGGATCCACTTATCCTCGAGTCAAGAAGGTTACTTTTCAAGTTCTACGGGCCAGGATACGACGGTTCTTATCAATAATCCTGGAGGAGCAACAACATCTTATTATACGAAGAAGTTTTTCTCTAGGTCCACGGAGTTCTTTTTTAAGAAGCCGGCCATCGAAGCTCGGTGGGACTCAAGGATTCAGGATGACAGAGAATATTTCTTCTATTCCAGTTCTTTCGCCCCAGCCGCGGATAATTTGAACAACCTCTACTTGTATAACTATGTCCGCGGCCGCTTGGTTAATTTGCCAAGTGTAGGAACCGGCGACGTTTATGTTTCTTTATATGATGGGACAACTGTTCCCAAAGGTTCTAAAATAACTTTATGGAATGGGAACGTTAATATAACTGCTTCGTGGGTGAAAACAGGAATATATACCGCTGCCCTCGCGGCGACGTCGTCTGAAGCTTCGTCTCTGTTTGATGTCTGGCACAGCGGTTCATTACAATATTATACAGGATCTCTGTACCCGGAAGCATTTCCGACGTATAGTGCCGCGCCGACCATTACTAAAGTTACAAGTTGCACCAATCTTAAGAAGTCTTATCTTCAAAACGACACGTCACGATTCAGATTTTTTATCCGAGACAGGAATTGGAACCCAACCATCTATGTTAAAGCGAACGCTAACAACCCCACTGATATAATGCCCAGCGCGTCTTATTCAATTCGTCGTGTTACGGACGATTATGTTGCTATACCATATGGGACAGGATCAAACTATAGTACGTACTTGTCATACGATAAAGACGGCAATTATTTTGATCTCGATATGGCTCTTCTGGATGCCGGTTATATGTATGAGATAAAAATATCTTATTATAATGACAGTGTAGGAGATTGGGAAGAACAAATGCAAACGTTCAAATTTAGAGTTGAAGAATAATTAGAGTATGAGCGCCAAAGATTATTTTGGTAAAGCGACGACGATTCAAGCGCTAGCCAACAAGTCAGCTGAAGAAATAGCGGGCGAAGTCGAGTCCGTCGGCTTCCAAGAGCAGGATATTATTCGCGAAGAGCGGTTCATTCCTCGCGTTAATTTTCGGCTCCCTAGTAATTTTGCGCGCTATGGCTCGGCTGAAGAGTATTATAATCAATCTTTAAATCACATTTACAATTATTATCCCTATGACGGTTCTTTAAAAGAGCGCTTAGAATGGGAAAATGAGTCCACCTATCTGGATCTTTATATTTTTGACACAAAGTATCCTCGCACAAACGGATATATAATCTTTTCGGCCGATGGGTGGGGCGATCTGAGTGGTGCCCAGCTTGAGGGTTATGGTACGCCTCTCACTCCCGAAAACATTTATCTGGAAGGGGGGCCTCACCCCAACCCTTACGGGATGTCGCCGTATGCAACTCAATTTAGTGGCGCTAACTATTACGAACCAGACCTAAATCGAGAAAGCAATCTTAAGTTTGATTTACAAAATAAGGGTGTCTCCCTAGAATTTTGGCTTAAAAAGACCGCCTTTGACATAGACATTACAGAAAAAGAGGTTATTTTTGATTTATGGAATGGGGAACTCTCATCGTCCGCTCAATACGGGCGCTTGCGTCTTGAGTTGACTGGAGGAACCGGCCCGTTTAGGCTGACGGCCCTCTCGGGTACCTCCGGAGTTCAATTTGCCACTGTTGGGAGTACTGCTGTCACCACAGCTACGGTTGCTGATGATAGTTGGCATCATTATGCTCTTACTTTGAAGACGGCAGCCTTGGGTATTACTTCGAAGTTTTATGTAGACGGCGATCTAAACAGCGAAACTCTGCTGGGTTCGTCAGGTCTGGACAATGTGGTGGGGTCTCTGCGGGCAAATATCGGCGCGATTGTAACCAACCCTTCAGGAAATGTTTATCACGGTGAGACAATGACGGGCGCCGGCAAGCTAAGTGGTTCGCTGGATGAATTTCGATATTGGAAGACACAAAGAAATGGCAAACAGATTGGTCGCCACTGGTTCACTCAGGTGGGCGGGGGTACCAACAATGATCCCACCCCATTTGTGGAAACGACAGAGGATGTTAATACTACCCTAGGAGTTTATTATAAATTTAACGAAGGTATTACCGGTAACTCTTCGTTCGATTCGGTCGTACTTGATTATTCTGGGCGCCTCACGAATGGTTCGTGGACAGGATACACCTCAACATCGCGTAACACCGGATCTGCAATTATTTTGTCGAATGCTGCCACAAAAGAGTTTAAAGACCCTATTATGCGGTCTTCTCACCCAGCCGTCGTTGCTCTTGCCACCTCTCTCCAGCATACGGGTTCGCAGCATGATGTGAATAACAATGCATCTATTTATAATTCTATTCCTTCGTGGATTACCGAAGAAGATTTCGAAGGCCAGAAAAATGTAAAGTATCTTACCCAGATTTTAGCCAGTTATTTCGATACTTTACATTTGCAAATCGAACAATTAGCGAGCCTCAAAGACATAAGTTATCCTCAAGCCTATCGCAACGACAAACCGCTTCCTTTTGCTGATCGCCTGCTCAACTCTACGGGCCTCGTAGCTTCGGATCTGTTTGTGGATGCTGATGTATTAGAGAAAAGACAGAAGTGAAGACAGGGTATACGAGAAATCGTTAACTGACATCAAAAACACCATCTATCAAAACATCTACAACAACTTGGTTTACATTTATAAAACCAAGGGGACCGAAAAGTCTTTCCGCAATTTAATTCGAGCCTTTGGTATTGATGACGAATTGGTCAAGCTTAATATGTATGGAAATGGTATTGAGTACGAAGTAAGAAACAATCGCCGTACCGTTTTGGTGGCTGAACGGTTTGTAGATTTCAACACTGAAATCGGGCGCCAGGCGTCTGTTTTCCAATATCAAGATTCCGCCGACGCTGCAAATACTACAGGATTTATTCCCCCGAGCACACACCTAACAGGGGGATATGCCCAGACTTTAGAGGCCGACGTTCTTTTCCCGCTTAAAATTACAAAGGACTCTAAGTTTTATTATAATACTAATGTCATAAGTTCCTCGCTCTTTGGTGTTCACACTACTGACCAGTCTCAAACTAATTTGGCCTGGGCGAGTCCAGACAGAACAAATTTTCAGGTTTACGCCGTTCGAGACGAGCTTGATTCGGATAATGCGCGCTTCGAGTTGACAGGAACTGCTGGAGGGTTTGTACCTCATCTCCAGTCAGCTTTATTCCAAGATGTATATGAAAATACTCATTGGAATTTGGCGGTCCGCATCAAACCAGAAAATTATCCTCGCACTTACTTATCCGGCGCGGACTCAGGAAATTATGTTGTTGAGCTTCATGGTGTACAAGTTGATGCTGGCGTCGTTCGTAATGAATTTACAGTAAGTGGATCTGTTACCTCCCCGCCGGCGGGGTTCGTGACGGGCAGCAAGCGTGTATTTATCGGCGCCCACCGCACAGATTTCGATGGGCGTGTACGTCAAAAGTCAGATATTAAAGTTAATGCTTGTAGATATTGGCTAGATTATGTAGACGATGAAGCTTTGCTGGGCCATGCCTACGATACACAGAATTACGGTAGTACGCGCCCGAGTTCTTATGCTTATCCATTTGAGCCGAATGCCCCATATGGGGAGATACTCAAATCTGACACATTGGTATTTAATTGGGAGTTTGCTCAAAATACAGGCTCCAATGCCTCGGGAATGTTCACGGTCGCGGATGAATATGCACAACCATCGGGATCCGATCCAACTCGCTTTGGTGCTCTCGGTGAGATTCTCAACAAGCAGTATACTGGTCGAGGACAGTTCTTCACTCCGTCTTCTACCAAAGCACTCGACAAAGATTTTGTCATCTCCTCGAAATTACAATTACCAGAAAACGTGCAATCAAGCGAGATGGTACAAGTTCTTAACGTTCAAGAACAAAACATTTTTACCAAAGATTCGAGGCCTATCAATTATTTCTTCGCCTTTGAGAAGAGCATGGCTTCCGCAGTTTCTGTGGAAATGATTAATTATTTCGCCACCTTAAAAGACATCAATAATATAATTGGGGACCCCGTAAATCGATATAGGTCGGAGTATAAGGGCCTGAAGATATTACGGCAACGTTTCTTTGAAAGAGTGAGTAATAGCGAAATTGACTTTGAGAAGTTTTATGAGTTTTACAAGTGGTTTGATACGTCGTTGACGATGATGCTGCAGCAGCTTGTCCCAGCTTCAGCAGATTTTGCCGAGAACGTTAGGACAATTATTGAAAGCCACATGCTGGAGCGCAGCAAATATCAGAGTAAGTTTCAGAATGTCAAGAAGCAGCCAGCCAACCCAGAGGGGACAGCTGTTGGCTCCGAAGCGAGCGGCGAGATGTCGACATCACCGGCCAGTGATCCGCAGGGTGTCGGTTTCTATTCGATGAACGCGTTCTCTCGGCGCCAAATCGGCTCATCTCAGCCCATTAACTTTAAGTGGTGGCAGTATACGCATGCTCCAACACCTCGCGCCCTTGCCCCTCAACAAAGATCGTTGGAGTTTAATGGTGATAACACTTACGTTCAAATATCCGAAGATGCCACCAGCAGTGAGTGGGAGGCGTTAATCGGCGGTGCCGCTGCAACCGCAAAACCGTATTCTTATTCTCTGTGGTGGTATGCTACAGAAATGGGCGGCAGTGTCGACGAATATGTTCGGCTAATATCTTTCGGCAACGACAGCCGGGCGATCTGGTTCACCGGAGCTACTCTCGGATCCGCGATGCTCGTCGCGGCCAACGCCGCCGGCAACAACAAGGCCTACACCGCTTCAGGTGTTATATCCGCGGGGTCCTGGTACCATATTGTTGTAACGTTTACCGGCGGAGGCGCTGGCGACGGCCTAACAAACATATATATTAATGGCGCGGACGCCACAGATAGTCTGAACAACTCCGCTGAGCCCGCGGCCATTGGTGTATCTATCTCCAAAATTGGCGCCGGCGGGGCCGGTTTGACGAGAAATGCACCTGGCCACTTTGCTGACGTCGCCGTATGGAACAAAGGGTTAAGCCAAGAAGACGTAGCTGCAATTTATGCTGGCGGGAATAGAATAGATCTATTATCATTGGGCGCCGTTAAAGATAATTTGATTTCATGGTGGGAACTAGGAGGCGATTCTCGAGACACCTACGATGGAACGATATATGATCAAACTGGTTTCCGTAATGGCACACCTGTTAATTTCCCATCCGACGCATTGGACAATACAGAGTCCCCTCCAATTAGATTACCCTATAGTGGCCCCAGCCTAACCCAAAACAATATTTGGTGGACTTCCCGCGCAGAAAGAGGGAACGAGGTAATTTCAGGTTCGTCGGCTGCTCTCAATAAAAACAAGCAGACAGTTTTGATGTCCAACCAGTTCAAGGATTTTCGATCGCAACAGGCACCCTATAGATTTGGTGGAAGCGGTACCTCCACGCTAGGCGGCGTTGGATTTAACACGAACAAGAAAATCAACTTTGTGTTTACTGCGACCACTCCGTTTGGGTCCATGCGCGACGGCGCTCCGGAGAATGTCATCGCTGGAATGGGCTCTGAAGTTGAACAACTGATTAACACCACGGATGTATATCATCCAGCCTATAAACAGCGTCTTGGGTTTGGAATGGATCCGGACATAAACCGCGATAACGGAAGTCCGATAAAGGGCGACGGAAACCTATTCTTACCGTTCAGCCTCTATTCTTCTTCAGTAACCACGGGCTATAACCATACTGTTGTTGAAGACTATGCTCCCAATGTTCAAATCACGAATCTTCACCATGATCTTGTCGACAGCTCAGATATTCCTGCGCAGGGCCCCTTCACTGAGAAGTTTGTTGGCGGCCGCACCTATCGACATGCAGAAATAAATGATGGTAACGATACTGGACTTAATCGGGCTGAAGGATTTAAGCTAGAGATTTTAGGTCAAGAATTATCTATTATACCTCCCAATTATGCCGACAATGATGTGGGATATAACGCCGATACTCCGACAGGACAACATTTGCGAAATGTAGGAGCCAAGAGACCAGTCAATATTCAAAACATTATGATGACGACTGCTTCTGTTGGTACGAGGTTAGAAGGAGTCGAAAGACACAGCGCAATCGGCAACTATCAGAAGAATTATCAAGTTGTGATGTCAAATTCACGCAGAAAGAACGATCCATTCTTCAACGATCAATCATTTAATTTTGCATTGCACCCGGAGACCATGGCAACAAGAGGGCGCTTTCCACTTTCTACTGGATCAACGGCCAACCCGGGCGGTAACCTAGACTATGAATTACCTAGCAGAATCGGCTCCGCCTCGAATCAATCGATTGTTGTAAATCGATTTGCTGGCAGCGGCTATGAAGTAATGTCGCGCGGGTACATGGACCCCGCACACGAAGAAATGTCAGTTTACAATGCGCTGCCTTATCATAATCTTTCTGTCATCAACTACGGTCTTTCAGGCTCTGCGTCTGTGGATCCGTCAATAATCGACACCCTCCGCGTACAGGACCAGCTCGGCAAGGTGAGGGGTTTGAACCAGCGTTTTGACCTCCACTGCGGCCCATTCGGTTCCGACGCCGCATACGGCTCTGTGCCGACTCTCACGTACGTTACGACGCCCTCCTACCACAAGGTGAACAGGAATGCGAAGAGACAGCTGCAATGGTCGAAGGTTAATTATGCGGGTGAGTTTAATGGGACTACCAGTGAAGTTAATATTGGAACTAGCACTGTTTGGGATGCGCTAATAGGGGGAACAAACGACGACGCGCTGCCCTTCACTATTTCCGCCTGGGTCCGACCAAGGAGCGTGGACAACAACGCCGCTCCACGAATTGTGGATATGGGCAGTGCTGGGCGCAGGACTATATATTTGTATACTTCTGCCAATGTAAGATTTGAGATAGAGGGCACCCAGGACGGTAAAGTAAGAACCGACCACCAGACAAAGACCAATGAGTGGATGCATGTGGTGGTAACCTATGCCGGCGGTGATCCTGGCGGCGCCAACACCGCTGATTATATGAAGATTTATATCAATGGAGAACTTGATACAGTTGTTGACCAGCAGCTTAACGGACCAGATGTACTCACCAACGATTCAATAATCGGTAATTCTTCCACCGCGGTGAACCGGGAGTTCGACGGTTTTATTCAAGGGGTGGGCATTTGGGGGCGCGACCTAACGCCGGCAGAAATTATCAACCTGTATGGAAGAGGAGAAAACTTAGTAGATCCAACGCTCACACGCCGCCCAGATGAAACTTGTGCGGTGACTAGTGCTTTGCCTAATGATTTGCTAGCGTGGTATGCGTTTGATTCGGCCCTAGGGGATACCGCTAGCGATGTTGAAAACAGGGCCCCGGCCGCTTCCCCGGGCACCGACGGCGCCGGAGCAGATCTGACAATTCAGTCTGCCGTGGCAATAAAATCGGTTTCCAATACATATAAGAAGGTTTATGATAATTGGTATGTTCAGCATCCCATACCTCAATCGGAACAACAGTATGCATGGATGACTGCGTCATTAATGGCAAATAAATCTATACTTGGTCTTGATTCTCCATCATGTTATTCCAGCACAGCTTTATGTAAGCTTATGACAGGCTCTTCTGATCCTTATTATGGAAATATTTCCTTTTTAGGCCTGAATGGCCCAACCACGGATCCGGTAAATACGACTACTCATACACTAGGCCAACTCGACCCCAACATCTACACGTGCCCGCCACCGTGGTCCGCGGCCGCCAGCCACGATCTCAACCAACATGCTTGGTTGAATATTGGATCGAAGAGTACTTGGGATGCCCTTATTGGTCTCGCCGGCGCCTCAGCCCGCGCTTTCACCATAGCAATGTGGATCCAGCCTAAGCATCTCATTAGAAATCAATTTAGTACGATTCAGAACGCCCTCTTTTACTTCGGAGGATCACCAGGTGACGCCGACGGCGGCTGCAGACGCGCCTTCTACCAGCGCTCCACGACTGTAACGTCCGGGCCCGGTGTCCAAGGCACTTTCTTCTTCCAAATAAAGGGCGCCACCGGCTCCGGACCCGGCAACGGGTTGGTTGAAGTCGACGGAACATTGATTCCGGACGGCATCTGGACCCACGTGGCTGTTACTTTTGAGGGCGGCTCCACCGGTGCCATAAGGGTGTATGTTAATGGGGCACTTGTGGACTCCAATACGACTGATAATCCTAAAAGCATGATCGACTCGCAGGCATCAGATGCTTATATAGGATATATCGGTACGAACCTGAACGCCACCACGCCAACGACCTGGGATTCTTGGAAGGGTGGTATGAGCAATGTAACTATATGGGGCTCCGGCCCAGGCGGAGATGGCGAGTTGACCAACGCTCAGGTGGCAGAGGTGTATAATGGCGGAAGCGCTGCATTTGATCCCATAATAAGTATGAGCGATTCTCTCATCGCCTGGTACCGCTTTAATCCTTTGCATGGGGATACAAATCCTGTTTTTAATTCGACCGAGAATGCATATCGTGGCACGATTGTCAATCAAGTGGGGGTCAACAATACGGAGGGAATGACTTCTCGGCATGTAACTCTACAACCTTCGAGTACTTCTGAACCTAAGATGCTTAATTTCCTTACGTTAAGCCGAAATGGCCCTTATGGATATCCAACTTGGAAGCAGATTAGGACTGGGGAAACTAAAGTGGCGCGCGCCCTGAGAAAGAAGAACATTATTGGAATTGCGGATCCTCCCCCCTATCTTGAGCAGAAAAACGCAGAAGGACAGTTTATCGGGTTTGATCGCGGCTTGTCATCCAATAGTTTTACAAATTACGTTGAACAACCAATCGCCAGTAGTGCTAAACCAATATTTTTTGCATTCGAAGACAACGACGCCGATCCGGACGTTTCCAACAATTTGGCGCTGGATGTTTCCTATCAAAATAATTTAGATTATTTTTCCCATACGGGTCTGAATAATAAACTTAATCTTGTCAAAATAGCCGATGAGGGAAATGCTTACAACACTGTCGCAGATTTTGCTATTAATAGTAATTTAAGTTTTATGGTCAAATATGGTCAAACCATTTACCCCAAAGAAACAAATATGTATCAAAACAGGGTTAGGAGTAGAGAAACCTATGGTATTGTTGACATATGGAATGCCTGCTCTACAACCCGTTGGTCAGGCATCGACCTGACGTGTAACTCAAGCTTGGTGACCTTTGCGGAAGGCGCCTGGCTACACGGGTATAAAAACAATTCCGATATTCGAACAATTTTAAACTCTCAAAATCTGCCTGTCACGGGAGCCAGTATCTGGCCGCTGGACTATGAATATTCCGCCAGCGTCTCGGGCTCCGGGGATTTCTCTCCTACTAATGGGATCACCTATGGCTGGTTCCCTTGGAGGAACAATCCATCGGGCTCTTTGCAAATCAATCGCGACGGGCAGGGTGGCGATCATGTTGGCAAGGGGGATGTTGGAGATCTTGGCTTTCTTACTGATATATATGACGGCAAGGGAATAGCTGCTCCCTCTGGCGAGTTAATGAACACCTATTCTCGCTTTAATTTCCCAGGTCTTGCTATTAATGTTATTTCTTCGGATGGCGCCGGTACCGGGAATAGGCCCGTATTTACCGGCCGGTGGGGAGCGCGTCAAGTGGAGTGGCTCATTCGTGATAGCGACGATCGGCACGGATATATCAAGCGAGCGGCCTCAGCAAAGGCGGCAAGCACTTATACAATGCCTATATTTGGCGGTAATCGTCCCCTTTATGGTAATTTAAGGGAAATGTTGCTTGACGCGACGATGCCCGCAAACCCCGAATTCGCCGGGAACAGAACATCCGGCCTTATGTCTGGCGCCGCCATTGTCGCTATAGGAGAGACTCCCTGGACTGCCCCAGCCGGGTCGATGGAATCTCACTTTGATTTCCCAAAACCGATTATTACCAATCAGTCCACGTATTGGGGTGATCAGCCCGGCCCACAGCCATATCAGACTTATCAGGAGTTATCATCGGATTTCCGTTTGGTTGGTAAAGATTATACAGTAGTTCCCGAGTTTAGAATCTCGCAACATCTTGCGGATTGGGTTGATACTCATAATGCCAATTTCTTAGATTCACCGCCGGCTTTGTTCGAAGTCCCGGGAGGCTCTCTAGAGTCAGTTGGTCGTGGCGGACCCGGGCAAGCAGGCACCGTAACAAGTGCCGAGTTTTATAAGGTTTATTCTACAACAGATTTTATGAAATATTTCAAGGTGGTTGACGAGGATTTCGCCGGACAGACAAACGCAGCGGGAGTCAATGTGGATCGCCATGCGCTTGAATTATCTTGCGAGGCCATACTACAGTTTTTGCCTTATGAGGGATTTTATCCAGCAGAGAGAACATTAGAGTTGGGAACACTGCTTTCGCATTCCTTGGGCGAAATCGATATAGCTACAAATGCTATAAAAAATAGTGGCTCGATTGTTCAACCCGGCGCCGGCGCAATTTTGAAGCGTATTATTTATGAACCTCTCATATCGCCTGGAATTTTATATAACACTATTAAGTCTGGGATTGCTGTTGACAACTTCGTGATAGGCAATATGATCCAAACCTACCGCGCCGGCTCGAGTAGCCCCGACGGCTTTTATAAGCGCCCCATCGATGGTCATGCTTTAGTCTCGAAGTACCCTCTCTATGAGAACCTACTAAGAGAAAGTGGTTCGGTGTCGGCCTCGGTCGACCAAGATCGCGGCGGGCCGAATTGGATATATAATATTTCCGCCGGCTATTACGGGGACAACCGGGCAGCCACTTGGCCTGATATGATCAACTATGATTACGGGGGGTTCAGACTCCGAGACACTTGGCCTGGCAAAGCATGTCCTGCCGGGATGGACGGGGGATACACCGGGTCAGGCCAGCCTCCGGTGAACGACGACAACGCGGGAGTCGGCGGGACGCCGCATTGGATGGGAACCAATATAACAGCGGGCTCTTACGGCTTTCCTCTCTTGAACCTTACCACTGAAAAGGCTGTGAGCGATTGGGTTACATCTATTGCAGGATCCGGATCATTGCCGCCTAATATAAATGACATGTCGTCGAGACACCTTAACACTGGTGGCTATTTCTTGAAAAAATTGCCTTTCGAGGCACTGAGAGATCCCGAGAAATATTTGGGGTCAACGTCAATAACGGAAGAGTGGCTATATGATACGGGCCTCGGGATGGCGTCGCTTCATCACGTAGGGAGTGCTCTGGCTCCTTTGATTCCTTCTCTATCTAGCAGTATGGGCGATATTCGGAGTAAGATAAAATATAGTGGAGTTTCAAAATCTCCCTTGTACAAGATGGCAATTGATAATTTTCTGTGTGAAACTTATAACTTTTTCCTTAAAGGCCCTCAAAACTGCGCCTTCCTGTCAAAACAAGAAGAAGAATTTATGGCAGTGACTTCCGGGTCCTATTATGGTATGTCTGTAGATCTGTCCGTTCCTAATACGTGGGGATGGGAAACCATGGGCGACCTCGACGGCGCGCGCGGCAAAGACCCAACTCGGACGTTTGGGATGTATTCCCGAGCCTCAGCCTTCGGGCCTCCCATCGCGTTATGCGGGTTAAGTCCCGCAAGAAATGCTACCACCGGCAAGATTAAAGATTTCATTCTTCCCGGAGGCGCCGGAACGCCGGGTGGAGAGGACGCCACGTATCAAACAAGTCCAATTTGGTCTTATGAGCACGTTCTGCCTCCTTATTTTTATGGTAGTGCCCGGGCCAATATCCTATATAAGGCAGAGTTTGATGGTCGGGTAACCTTGAACGATATTATGGGCGGCGCAGTCGTTGAGTATGCAAAAGATAGTTTTTATTCATCCCAGGCCCGGGCCCAAGAGGTGGCCACATACTTGAATGATCCTCTTTATGGTGACTTCACGACACTTGCCAGTGCGTCATGCCGCCAGGGCATTACTGGAGGATACGACGCGGATGATATCTCAGCTGTCCTATCTTACTCTGGCCTTAGAAGCCAGATTAGTTCTAGCGTCAATATCTTTGATAAGTTGATGGTAATTCCCGAAGGAACAGCTCAACAAGAATCACGATGGTTGATACAGCCTAAATTTGAGACTCCCGTATTAAACTTCTACAACACCGAGGCTAATCGCATAGGCGTGGGTTCCGGCTCGGCCGGAGGCGCCACGAAGTTTATCAATCCTGGGCCGACTACCTATGTTGACCGCGGCGACCTTACCGGGTCGAATAACCCCTATTTAGAGGTCCGAGGAATGTGGCATCAATATGGAAACCCGGTGATAGGGGAGTCGGGTCTCAATCTAGCGATCAACGATATGCCCAAATTATTTGTATCCGGCCGGTATGGGGAAATTCCCGTGAAGTCACTTAGAAATGTAGTTGGATTTGAAACCAATTCTAAGAGAGTGGGAGACTTTGCTGATGCTAGAAAACTGGAAGAAGCAGTAGTTATCGTTCCATTTATTAACGTTCGCGGTGACAGGAGATTTTTTGATATTGAACCCTCATCTCCTACATATATACGCCAATTAGCGCTGCTTAATAAATATTTATTCCCTCCCACTTTTGATTATCTTACCAATCCTACTGTGAAGCCCATAGTATTTTATGCTTTTGAATTTGAGATGACACTTGACCAAGAAGATTTAATGAATATTTGGCAAAATGTTCCTCCCAAGAGCTATAGCGGCCGCCAATTCCAAAAGACTAATGTCCAAATTAAAATTAAGGATTTGGTCGATCGACTGATGGAAAACAACGAAGAACTGGAATGGATGGTGTTCAAGGTGAAGAGAAAGGCCGAAAAAGATTATAATGTGTACACCAAAAAGGTGCTCACCGAAGAAAAACCAATTGTCCAACCGGCTCTATCTCTTCCTTATTCCTATAACTGGCCATATGATTACTTCTCCATCGTTGAACTAGTTAAAATAGATGCCGAGATGACCTATGCGACGGAGGATATTATCACCGACGCCGAGGAGGAAGTACTTGTTGCGCCCGATTTAGAAGAGTTTATCCCCATGGAAGAGGATGTGGCTAAGCGACTACTACCCACGGAGGTTCAGCCAACCCGTCAGCGGTTCAAGCCTGAGGTTATTGATCGTCGTAAAAAACGTCGTCCTAAGATCCGTACCGCGCGCGACGGAGTGGAAATAGAAACTGGCTCGCGTAGGAAGCTGAAAGATCGCAAAAAACAAACATCGAGACGCCAGAGCATAAAGAGGAGGAAGTAAATGGCTGAATTCTTTAATAAAAAAGAAGAAATGCTAGAAGTTCAGTTGACGGAATACGGTAAGTATTTATTGTCGCTAGGACGCCTGGCGCCAGTTTACTATTCTTTTTATGACGATGAAATTTTATATAATTCAGAATTTGTAGATATTACTGAAGATCAAAATGATGTCGACCGTCGTATCCGCTACGAAACCCCCAATCTTAAAGTGGTACCCACTCGAACTGGCGCCGAAACGCGTGTCGAGCGCTTCCTTGATAAAGTTAGTGCGAATCTGGTAGGTCAAAATTCAGATCCGGCTGACTCGGTGGAGGCATTTCAACAGGAGGCCTTTATTGGGAAGGTTAATTTTTCATCTTATCCAATTGGAACCGGGCTGATGACAACAGACAAATCAGCAGCATGGTCTATTGGAGCGCTTAAGAACACCATTGATTCATCTCAAGAATATATCATAACGAATCCATCTAGCAGTTTTGCCGATATTAACAATGGGGTGATTACTAGAATTCCTCAGTTAAATATTGAGATAGATTATCAAACTTATTTTGAGAAAGGTCCGAAGTCTGTAAACGCCATTAGTGATTATATACCCGGTGCACCGGAGACAAATATTTACTTATCTTTGCGTGAAGACTATGTGGTGTTGGAAATTTTAGAAGGCAATACCAACTTTATAAAAGAAAACTTTGAAGTGGAAGTATTTTTTGAGTCTGAGATGAGTGGATCTGTTATGACTCCTCCCTCAACGCTAGAACAAATGGCATTTTTAAATAACGCTATAAGTGTTCCGGCGCCTTTGGGGAATGCGGAAACTAATATTGGTAATGTAGAATATTATTTTAATTTGTATTTAGACCAGGAGATTCCGGCTGATATTTTGCAAGAAGCCAAGATAGACATGAACGATCTTACTTCCAATTCCACGCGACCTAAGTTTAATAGAGATCTATATGTGACTGAAGATGAGGAGGCATGTTAGAAAATGGCTTCCTCTAGTGCTAAAATCGGTTATGGAGCCATTCCTGATGGTACTTTACCTTCTCTATTTATTGAAAAGATAAAGATCCTGCCGACTGATTTTGAGGCAGAAGTCCAAAAAGTAGAGGTAACATTGTCGGTACAAACCACACAGTGGCCGTCGGCTCTTATAAGTGGTCGTTATATGATCTTTGTGGCCTTTGCACACTCCGCGGGCCCTCTCCATAAAATGTGCGCGTACGAAAGCTGGACAAAGGACTTGATTCGCAATCCGAAATTAGAGGGTGGCATAGTTAAGAATTATTTAAAGGTGGACCAGAGCTACAAAAACCTGGAGGGAGTTCCTATTAACACTCGATCTCCGAGACGTACTCTATACAAGAAAGAAGTGAAGCTTGTTTATGAGTGTCCGCTTAAGGGTCTTAAAAATTTATTTGTTTACGCCACTCCTTACGCCATCGACCCACAGTCTATTAGTCAATCGGGGGTGGATCGAAAAATAAAAGCTATGAAAATAGGCGCGCCAGCGGTAGATGAAATTATGAGAAATGGTCAGTCTTCGTTATTAAGTACTGTTTATACTCTTCAACAAGCTGCGAAGGGATATGGGAAAAAGGGCGAGATCTGGGCCGGCCCAGTAAATCACTACCGGGGGAGCTATTTTGCAAGCCACCCTAATAAACCATGGTCATGGTCGCAGCCTCATCCGCCCCTTCAGAGCCGGCAATTATCAAATCAGAAAATATTGGATTTGCGTTTTTTAAATGACGTTAAAAAATTATCTTTTTCTAATATTCCTTCAAAGATAGAAGCCTTGTCGCGACGTCAACGCAAAGATTTTGAAAAAACTCGCAAAGTACTCAACGCACCAGCCCATATATCGGACACTTTATATTCGAGAACATCTGACAACGAACTTAAAATATTTTTCTCTATTAATTATGACCGCTTAGCTCGCGATAATACAAAGCTAGGGAGCTTCATTCAGAATAAAGATTCCTTGGCTAGTTGTTTCAAAATAGAAAATATTCGAGTGTTCCGCACTAGAATCGATCCTGTCAACACGCAACCTAATGAGCTGACCCCCGGTAAAATAAGTATTTGTGGGAATAACATACAACTTTCGAGTGAAAAATTTATTGGTTCATTGAAAAACGGGGTTGTAAAGCCCGTTACTTTTAGGGGAGCTAATGGTAAGGTGGCCAACTTAGTGGTGACAGATTCCGACATGGCGGATAAAAGCACGGGCACATATGAATATAAAGTTTATGTTGATTTAATTGATACGTCAGTTTCGGCAATTGCCAGAATTGCTAAAGTGTTGCCCAAATTTTTGGCTCGCTATAATCAGTTTTTGGCCGCCGCAGACGCGGTTGGTGAAAGCGGATTTAATATTAAAGCACGCCTTAAGCGGGATCAAAAATTCCTTTTAGAGCTTCAAAAAGAATGGAAAAGGTTAATTAATGCCTATATGACAGCCATTGAGTTTGTTTATGGTGCGTCCGCGTACGGTGGGTTTGGGTCACTAATGTGGAGAAAAAATCTTATTACCATGGTTAATCCCGGGAACGGGGACATCCAGTCAATGAGGATGGTGGGCGAGCTGGTAAACAATTTTAATACAAATCTTCAGAGACTTTTTAAGACGACGACCACACCAACCAATGGTAATAAATTTAATGTTAGTTCGAAGATTACATCCGAAAATAGTACAAGGCGTAAGATTATGATTGAGCACGTTTTCGCGTCTAATTATACGTGCAGCGCCGGGAGAGACGAGGGCACCGACTATTTAGATGACGCTCGAACTGTCAATAACGTAGGAAACTTTACAAATATCTCTTTTTCTCAATATGAAGCAAGGGTGTCAGATGAACTAGCTAAGTTTACGGTTCCTGAGCCGAATGCTCCTGGGGTGAATAAGTTTGGTTTCTTTAGCCCTCGCAGCTTGAAAACTGGTGGCGGGATTGTGGATACTTCCCTAAAATTTCTTCCCCAAGCGTCTGGAAATGGAGTATTGAGGGGTGCCTTGAGTCCTAATATCCGCGGCGTTGCGCGAGTCTCCCCAAAGAATACCGAAGAAGTTTACGATGAAGAAGTGGGCGACATATTAGGAAGCGCTGATGTTTCTATGGTCGAAAATACTAAACCCTTGATAGAAATTTTAGCGGACCCCAAGCCCATTAGTACCAAGACAGTACGAACCAGTAATTACATATTTAATGCTTCTTTTAATAAGGATGTGGTTTCTTCTGTGGCCGCTAAAGAAGGATCACAACAGTTTAAGATTAAACGAATCCGCTCCAGGAGATCGCGACTGAGAAAATCTAGGATCTCGCGCAGACTGGTGAGTTCCAGAGCGTTTAATTTCAAACGCTTCCCCCGACCAATTTATGGATCTGCCGGCCTGGGTTCGCTAGCGGCTGCTGCCGATAATCAAGATCCATCAAGCACCCAAAATAATAGTAGTTTTGGTAAGTCAATTAATTTCAATTCTTTGGTAGAAATTCAATATTTTGATGGTTATGTAAAAACCGGAGGAACAATAAACCTTAATGCTCCTGTATGGCGTACACTTAACCAGACCCAGTTTAACAAGTTTAAGCAACAGAAAGCAACGGTATTATGTAGGATGCTAATGGTTACTAAAGCTTTTAAGGTGCCAAGCCACTATAAACTTCCTGAATATGATAGTTTGTTTGTACTAGGCGACCAGGCCCCTGAGGCAGCATCGATAAATTATGTAGGCGGCGGCTATGATGAAATTATCAAATCTCTGTATAAACGGATGAAAGAAGAGATGAAAAAGACTGCTCTCAATATTGAAGATCCAATCTCTTTAGTTGACCCCGCGTATACCCAAATCCCATCACCATTGAATGTGCGACTTCTTCCGCCGCCGCCCCCAGCGCCTGCCCGGCACAAGCCCGGGCGACAAAAGAAATCGCCGACTCGCGGTCCCCGCCGCGCCTCGGGGTCTAAAGTACGGCGTTCAAGGATGAGTAAGAAGGGGGGCTACTGATGGCACAAAATAATAATTTTAAAAATTCGGTCATACTTGTAAATTCGAACTTGATCGGAGTTCTGGACAGGACCAATCCGAACCGCGCAGCTGGAGGCGCCAAACTAAATTATGCTCTGCGTCCTAATTGGGGTATTGCTGATCGGCTTAGAGGTGTTTTGGGTGCTTATTATGCCATCTCCTCAGGAGGCACCGATTCGGACCCCAAACTTGTAAACTTGGGGCAAGGCTCCGCAGATCTCAGCACCCTAGCGATCGCGCGCCAAGTAGAATCTATTCCGCTTATTTTGTCGCAGCTTCCGGCTAATAATGGAATTATAAAATATTTGATAGAACTTGATAATGCTGCTTGGAATGCTTTGGCGTTTGAAGATTCTTCTCTTAATTTGTTGAGACAAGCCATCGAGGAGGCCGGCGTGTCTGAAGGCGATCCAATGTGGGAGTATTTTCTGAAATCTGGCATCCCCGGAGCAGAGCTTGCGGACCCTCCTCTACCCACTGGCATACCCCCGGTCTTTGATACCACGCAAATATTTTCTGATTTGACTTCGTTTTTTTATAGAGCCTCTAATGACGATACAATCCGAGAGAAAAGTGGTCTGACTGTAAAAATTGAGCCAGTCTATAATTTTTATGTTGATACAACACCGCCCTATGAGACCATCTCTTTGCAAGCCTCCGAACCAATGCTACCTAGCTTTTATTGTTTAGAATCGGAAATACGCAATACAGGCTCCACATTTAATTCTGCAGATTATTTCAACCAAATTACTCTGGATGGGAAACTTCAAGAAGTTAATATAGATAATGATGCGGATCCCGATCCATGGTTTCAACAAGTTGCCGGCCCGGCCGGAGGATTTGATGAATCTACAACAGTTCAATTCTATACTCTGTATAGCAAGGGCCTGAATATTCTCAAGAACAACAGTCAAGTTGATGGACTAAAGACTGCCTTCAACGAGAAGTATAAAAATATGGTTATTCTAAATTCGGACCTTCCCGCTATGAGTGAGTTTGTTATTCGTGATGACGAAACCTCCGGTCTTCGTAACATCTCGTTTTATAATAAAATTACTATTGGTCGCGATGAGGATAATGTTTCAGATCCGAGCGAGTTATTTAATGGGTCCTCCTTTTTCTCGTTGATGATGGATGATCCGGACTTTGAAAGTAGTCACAGTTTCATGGATATTTTACAGCTGTATATCATACAGAATATTCTAGGCCACAGCAGCGAAGCTTCCTCCTTCAAAACACAGAAGCTTACCCGCGGAAGTTCTACAGACCCTACGACACACAGTATCAGCGTGGAAGATGCGTCGGTTTCTTTATATTTTGATATGAGTACTTTTTTAGATGACATTGTGAACGAATTTCGGATTCAACAAATTATAACCCGGATCAACACGAACACTACCACCGATGATAATTTTATTTTGATAAGAAATTATAACTCTGAGGCCGGCCTGGTAGCGGCCACGAACGTCGCGACAGACAATTTTCTTCTTCTTAACCAGGACGACCGCCTCAACTATCCCGTCCGCGATTTTGATAAAATTCTTGCTAACAAGGCAGCATATAGCGAGCCCATAATGTATCAGATTGATAAGTATGCGCTCCCCGCCTCTGTAGACGTGCCTGCTGCGGGGGCAACTCCGGTACAAACAATATTTATAGGTAAATCTTTCGAGAACAAAGAAATAAATTATATTGATTCTCAGGTTAAATATGGTGTAAGATACTATTATGATATTAAGCAGATTCGTATGATTTTTGGAACGAAATACTCTTATAAAGATTTAAAGGTGTTTTTCCGAGATGCCCCGGGCTATGGACGAGCAGTCGGGAATGCCCTAGGTTTTTACCGCGAACCTCGCACAGAATATTTGCTGGACGATTATGTTACTGAATATATTAAAGAGTATCGCGCGACAGATCAAAATTCCTCAGAATCTCAAGTAACAATGGACGGGGCTGGAAACGAAGTGTCTGCATTAAGTGGCTATTATATCTTTAAAGCAGCCAATTTTAATGCTTTTATGGCCGGCCCCGAGCGCGAGAGATTCGAAGTGTTATTCGCCACTGGAACAGGTTATGTTCATAAAAATCCCATGCTTGGGAACTCCACCGCGGCCGATAGAAGCGTTCTTGAGGACATTTATATGAATATTACAGAAGGGTTTGGTCTTGAGGGGAATAGCACGGGCGGAGCAGATTCAGGAATATTGATGTCTACCATAAGCGCCACCGCCGGTGTAGGACCGACTGCTCCTGGTCCAACGGGGGAAACTCCGGGGGAAACATCGGAGCCGATGGTTGATGCAACGGGAGCCACATATGCAGGATCCCCGGATTATGGTACGCCAGTGAAGGGGACAGCAGACATCTCCATCCAGGGGAAATACCAGATAGATCCGGATCTGCTGGATTTATGGTCAGGTAATTAGAATGAATTTTTATTGGTATATAGATATAGCTGAAAATAGTTTTGATGTAAGTCAAGGGGATCCTGATACTTCCCCTGTCACGACCGGCACAGCCCTCGCGAGCACTTTTTCGGTAGGCCCCATTGAGTTTTCGCCCGATGAGAATCTTTCGGTTTATACATTTATAGAAAGAGTTCAAACTGCTTTTGAGGCCGCATATGAAAACGGTATAGCTCCTCGTTTATATCACATTACCGCGAGGGTGCGCCCGATCGCTCCCCCGGCACCCGGGAGTCCATCGGTTGAGAGTGTGAATTTGGGCCGCGCCAGCCGAGAATTAGCCATTGAATATAGGATCTACAACGAGGACAACGAGGCGTTTACTTTATTATTTCATTCAGGTGAGCATGGATCGGACGGCGGCTTGACCAGTTCTCAAATTCTTTTGAATGGTCCACCAGTTGCTGAAGTTACCGTTGATAATAAGCCAAATATTAGAGCCATCGGAACTAGTTACTGTGGTCTTACTTCTACTGTCACCGATAATCCGCCCATACCTCCAGATATAACGTTTGTTCCATATGTTGGTGTGAACAACAGAGTCCTGGTATTATTCAATTCCAACGCCGGAGAGAAGAAGGAAAAGCCGATCATTCTAAGAGATACGGATGTAACGTTTGTAGTGGAAGAATACTTCTCACAGCATAAAATTACTCTCACAGAACAAGATTTGGCCAACATTGCTATAGGCGCGAATGGTCTTGAAAAGCTCCAGTACCGTAATGATGATCCAATTCGAAAGTATGAGCTGTTCAGAATTTCGCACAAACCAACAAGTTATAATGATTTCAAGGGGTTTAATCGGACGGATGCTCCAATTCAGGCTCAGCTAGGTCCTGACAAGTTTTCGACGGCTGTGGCTTTTGTGGATGGGCTCGTGCCCAATCGTACGTATTGGTATTGCGCGCGATCAATAGATATACACGACAACATTTCTAATCCGACATATATAGTCGAGGTTGAAATGGTTGACAATAGGGGCCAGATGTTTTTGAGAACAAAGATATTTGCCTTTGAATCACAGAAGTACGACTACAAAAAGACCGGCCGCCGATTTTTGGCTGTCCGGCCGCGTTCCACACAGACTTTTTACGATTCCGCCGCATCCACGCCCGGAGTGGTGGGGATTAATGAGGCCCCAGATCCTAATATTTTAGGGACGACAGAGGTCAGACAAGTGTCTTCGGTATGGGGCAAGAAGTTCAAAATTAGAGTAACTAGTAAAAAGACGGGCAGAAAGATTGATTTAAACATGACGTTTAAAAATGATGGAGTTGTCATTCCATAGGAATAATAATAATTTATTCACTATTTATATAGAGAGGTTTAAAAAGATATGGGTTTCTTAGATAATTCAGGTGATATTATACTTGATGCGGTTTTAACTGATACGGGGCGTCTCCGGCTAGCCAAGGGCGACGGAAGCTTCAAAATAGACAAGTTTGCGTTAGGCGATGATGAAATCGACTATACGCTCTACGATAAAAATAATACGAGCGGATCCGCCTATTATGATATCAGCATTCTTCAGACTCCGGTTTTAGAAGCTTTTACCAACAATATGTCGAGCATGAAGTCTCGACTTTTGACTATTAACGATAATGACTTGCTCTATCTCCCAGTTATTAAACTTTTCACACAGTCTGGGTTGGGCTCTGAGATGGCCAGTTTGGGCGATGCTAGTGGGTTTGTTGTCCCTGTTGACAAGAGCACAGTTGAGACTGGTTTTGGAACCACTTTGGGCGCCGGTATTTTAAACGGATATCGCCCGGGCGACGATCCGGCCAAGGATTGGACACCAATGAACTAGCCAAGGAAGATCCTCTTGCGGACCAACTTGTTGAGAATCAATATATTGTACAGATTGACAACCGCCTAGGCCAGATCTTTCCGGCTGCAGACAATGTGACGGCCATTGCCAGTGCTAATGCGGCATCAAATATCCAACTCTCCCCCGCTACATACGCATATTTAGATGATGATGGTATAGCTAATTATTATTTTGTGGGAGGAGACCAAGGCCGCGGCTTTGTTAATAATTTACGGGCAACCGAAGCTTCTAGTATTTCTGGACCAAGAGGTACGAAGCTGAGTCTTAGAGTCGGCGCAAGCCTAGAACTGCGAAACAGTGATTTTCTCTTTACTCAATTGGGGTCAGATGGAACAGCGACAATTGCGAATGCTGCCGGTACACCTCTGGACCCAGCCACGAATCCTTATCGGTTTATTGATTCTACCATTAGAGTATCAGGGGTTAATACTGGGTATAGCCTAGACATTCCTTTGAGGTTTGTTAAGTTAACATAAGGAATAAGGAAATAAACAATGGCTTCTTCATTTAAAACAATTGATCCAAAGGATGTAGTTTCGACTAGAAATCTGTTACACGAAGCAGTTCCAATAACTGGTACAATTGTAAACTACGAAACTGGCGCCTATGCAGACGCCAATATTAAAAATTATGCACATGGGATGTTCCAATCAGTTTATGATTATCCCTATCTTAGCTCGTCGGCCAATCATATTTTCGACGTTACGCTTGGTATGGCCTCGGATTTCGACCCCGTCGGCGCCGGTGGCAACACTATGCGTACCAAGAAGGTTAATATTTATAACGAAATGGCGCAAGTTTTAGCCGGATTTGATGAAAACGGCAACGTTCGTAAATTTGATCGCGACGGGGATCTAACAGGTGGTGCAAAGTTCAACGATGCGATTTTTCTTAATTTTACTCGGTTACTTGCCAAGGATGAAATTAAGAAGGGCAGCTTTAGTTTAGAGATGGGGGTAGGCTATGGCTGGAGTCCAGTCGGCGCCGACGCCAAGGAAGGAATCTGGGCAAATCGCATCAGAATTACAGACCCCAGTGGATCGTCTGGGTTCAAAGTAAACTCACCAGCCGGCGAGTATGGCCTGCTGTATGCAGCAAACACTGCAGGAACTTCATTGGATAGTAGTGCGCCTTGTGGGCTTCTTTACTACCAGGCAGGGGTTTGTGTATTGACCGGAGCCATATTTCAAGGAACTGCCTATGATGGTATGCTCGATCAGAACGTGCAATTTGTTAATCCAACCGAGGCACCCTCGGGTGCTCGGGTCTATCTAAGCGGTCTTACGGGATCGACAATTTCGGCCTCGTGCAACTACTTTAGGCATCGGATCTACAACCTCTCATTTAATAACACGACGGAGTTGAATTCCACAATTTACTTCTGCCGGGCCAATCACAATGATTTTAATTATTCTGCCAATCCTACCTACCTAAGTGCGAGTAAGATTGTAACGAAGAATAATTCAACTGATTCGCCGGTTAGTTATGCAACGGCAGTTGGACTGTATTCTGCTGACAATGAACTGCTGGCTGTAGCAAAGCTTTCGGAACCCCTTAAGAAGGATCCGTCCTCGGAGTTGACTCTTAGGGTTCGTTTGGATTACTAATATCGGCTTTTGTTAACAACAACACTCAACTACTTATAATAGTAGGGAATTAAGATGCCGGTTTATAAGTTCAATCGAAACGATATATATGTCAACACCCTAAAAACGTACCCTGAAACAAAGTACTTCATTTACAGTGGTTCGGCATACTATAACAACACTCCTAATATTTCAGGTTCTTTTACCGGATCTATCCGGTGTACAACTCCCAACAATATTAGCCTTTTTGAACTAAATATTGATAGAAAATTTGTTTCTTCCTCTGTAGATTTACAGCTCAATCGCTACATCACCGTCGTTACGGATGAGGACGGTATTGTACAACCAGATAAATCAATTCGTGATACCGGGCTTCTTTACCAGTTTATGGTTAAAGATTCTACCCGTCTTGGGTTTGGTTCTGTTTCATCAACCGCTTTTTCCCAAGGAGCCGCAGGGGATGTGTTTATTGGAACGCTTCCATATACTTCTTCTATAACCAGAGAATATTACACTGCAACCACTGCTCGACATGTTCCTCCGGTGGTGGTAGAAACCGACACAAGTGGTCTTCAAATAACTGATTATGGATCGGTTTCGCATCTGCGAACTTTAAAAAATACATTAAATCATTATACCTATTTAAGCCCACATTATGCCTATTCTTCTACTCTGTTGGGTCGGGATTTAAACAGCGTACAAGTGGGGCTCATTAATATTCCCACCATTTTCTACGGCTCTAAAGTTAAACCCGGCACAATAAAGTTAGATTTTTATATTTCTGGCGCTCTTAAGGGGAGACTGGAAGATAAAAACCAAAATGGAGTGTTGTGGCAAACTGGTCCTCCGGGCTCCGCTGGATCGGGGAGCGTTGCGGGAGTTGCTTTATATAATGAAGGCTTTTTCGTCCTTACCGGGTCTTGGGATATCAGCTCCGGCCAGCATACGGAGGATTATGGCGGTACAAATTCTTATCCTAATTGGGTTAATTTTGGCGCTTCACTCCCGGGCGGTCCCGTTATGGCGCCCTCGTCCTCTTTTATGATCGAGATGAGCGGGACCTCTAGAACACAAACTCTCACTATGTTTGCCACGGCCCCCAAGGGGGAACTGAATCAGTCTAGCAACCCTACTTTTGTGGTGTCCTCATCCTCGGTACCGGCTACAAGCAACATGGGATATGTACAAAATCAAGAATTAGGTATTAAAAATATTGTTAGTTCTTCATATAATACTCCTACTGGATCGTTTGAGAGGACCACTTATATTTGTAAGGTTGGGATATACGACAAGAATATGAATTTGATTGCTATAGCAAAGCCGGCAACACCCGTCAAAAAAACATCCCAACGCGATTTTACATTTAAAATTGAGCTTGATATATAGTGTATGACCCGCGAGGGAATTCGGTTATTATAGAAAAGGGCAACAAAAAAGCCAAAATTTCTTTTCGTATAAAAATTGAAGATTTAGAGATAGAGAAGTTAGATATGGGGGACTAATGATTTTAGGATTAGATATATCCACTAGCATAACTGGATACACAATATTAGATTATGAGGGCCACATACTTGCCTGTGATCACGTTGATCTACGAAAAGAAAAGAATTTTTTTAAAAAAATACGAATCATTAGCGCGCGCCTTGAAGACATCAACGAACGATATGAGATAGAACAAGTTTATATTGAACAGTCTCTACAATCCTTTCGATCTGGTTTCTCGTCGGCACAAACCCTTTCGCTTTTATCAAAAATCAATGGCATTGTTTCTTGGCTGTGCTATAATATGTTTGGGCAAGATCCTCACTATTTGGCCGCCACATCAGCCCGCAAGGCATGCGGTATCAAAGTCCCCAAGGGACAGAAAGCAAAAGCAGTTACACTTCAATTTGTAGTTGACAGCGTACCTGGTTTTGATGTACAATATACAAAACATGGAAATCCAAAGGCCGGCTATAATGATCGGTCGGATAGTTATGTGATTGCAAAGGCAGGCTGGATTCGTGAAAGAGAAGAAACTCAAAATACTGACTAGTGTGCTGGGGTCCTCGTATCGGACCAACAACGAGTTTCTTTTTAAGTGCCCCTACTGCGACCACCACAAGCGCAAGTTTTCCGTAAATCTCGACAAAGGCTATTATAAGTGCTGGGTATGCGATACTCGGGGTAAGAACCTCTACCGTGTCGTTCGACGCTTCGGCACAAACCACGATAAATCTCAGTGGAGGGATTTTACATCGGAAATTGATTTCGAGAAACTCGAAGATTTATTTACCAAGAAAATAGAAGAAAAACAAATACTTGAGATGCCCGAGGGTTTCGTTTCTTTAGCGAATAAAGAGATGCCCCCTACCGGGTTCGCTGCAATGAACTATCTAAGAAAACGAAACATCGGAAAACAAGATATTGTTTGGTGGAAGATGGGCTATTGTAGCGAAGGAGAATATGAAGGTAGAGTCATTATTCCGTCGTTTGATGACGAAGGTGATTTAAACTACTTCATTTCTAGATCGTTTGATCGCGCCTATTACCCAAAGTATAAAAATCCTCCAGCAAGCAAGAACATTATATTTAACGATTTGTTTGTGGATTGGAGTTCAGACATTGTTCTGGTCGAAGGGATTTTTGATGCGATTATTGCTGGCCGTAATGCGGTCCCTATCCTCGGTTCTACTCTGAATCAACACTCGATTTTACTTCGTAAGATCGTTAAAGAAGACGCAGGAGTATATGTTGCATTGGATCCCGACGCAAAGAAAAAGGAACTAGAAGTTATCAAGATCTTACTTGATTTTGACATAGAAGTTTGGAAGGTTGATATTGGCGATAATGAAGACGTTGGGTCTATGGCCAAGGAACAATTCCAGAAATGCCTTGAAAATGCGACCCTTATCACTCCGGACAACTATTTATTGTTGACGCTTGCAATGTCTGTGTAGGAGCCCCAGTGAAAATCTCAGCCACCCGTTTAAAACAAATTATCAAAGAGGAACTCTTTTACCGAGAGTTTCACCGCGGGACGCAGGAATTAAAAGAGACTCAAAAAACCAAAGACGAAAGAATTTCACGGAAGATTTCTTATCTTGTGGACAAAGAAGGCAAGTCTAAAGATCAGGCTGTTGCAATCGCCCACTCAATGGAAGAGCGAGGAGAACTAAAGTGAAAATCACTAAACAAAGACTAAAAGAGATTATCAAGGAAGAGCTTGAAGGAGATACGTTCTCGATGGACGCCGATGAGCTAGCCGCCCGCGGCCAAATAGCGCTGCGGAAACTTGACAAGAGGCTCCTGGATTTTCAGAGCGCCATCGCACGTTTGGTGGAAGAGCATGACGGCGGCGAGTTTGTTCATCTTAGTACCCACGCTAATATACTTCAGGACAAACTTGATGATTTGAAAGAGCGTTATGTTATTGCTCTTGGACAATTTGAGAACAGACAGTGAAAATCACCAAACAAAGACTTAAAGAGATTATCAAGGAAGAGCTGGAAAGGGTGTCTCTTTTGGAGGCATCCCCCGGGGCAGCAAGTATACAGCAAAGCATTCAAAAAATCACTCGCGACAACCACAGTCGTTTGCGAGCTTTTCTTGCTATCATGAATGTGGCAGGCCTGTCAAAACTCGCCGTCGGCCTTTTGACAGTGCTTAAGGTTGATCGGTCTTCTCTGGGCAAGCCGGCGGATCTTAAGAGTCTCCCAGCAGATGTGCGCGCCCTCGCAGAAATACCCAGCGACACACTAAACAACATGGTCAAAGAACTTATGAGGATTTATGTCAAGCAACCAGACTTGATCATATCAAGAGAAGAAGAAGGCTTTAGAACGAAAGTGAACAAGTTGGGTGGTGAACTTCGACAGCAAACGACTGGTGGTGAGAAGGCCCTAAAGAAAGGAGATCCAGCACCCTTCGATGGTATGTTGACTCCTATGCGCGCCCGGAGTGAAGAACTAGAAGAATCATCTCAATCCGGAGGCAGTCCTCCAAGCAAAGAAGCAGAGAAGCTCGATCCCTCAGCGCATCAGTGGAGTTCAAAAGGCAGGAAAAAAGCTGCTTCTAAAAAAAGGCGCTCCGTCGAAAAGCAGCGCATCAAAAAAGGTAAAGCATAGTGAAGATTTCAAAATCAAAACTACGACAGATTATCAAGGAAGAACTTGAGACCGTGAGTGTGGGAGCCGATATAGAAGGCTTCCCAGAGCCAGAAGAAGAGGAAGATCCTATGGCCGGCCGCCTAGGCACTCGCGAAGAGCAACTGCTTTCGCGAATATTGACCCGTGCTGTAGTCGATAGGTACGATTCCCTCGATGCCCTCGCAGCCGATCTTGGCATAGAGATGACTGCGGATATGGCCAGGTTCATCGGATCTTTGAAAGCGAACCCAATGTACGGTAGCTCAGGAATGGAAGAAAACAAAGTAAGCGGCCATCGTTCCGAAGTTACTTACTCTAAAAGTAAACGAGGCAAAAGCAAAAAGCCGCAGAAGAAAGCCTACAATAAGGCCGAACGCGCCCAGTCCAAAAGAGATATTAAAAAGGACCAAGACTAATGAAGATCTCAAAAACAAAACTACGACAGATTATCAAGGAAGAGCTTTCTTCTTTAAATGAGCGCGGAGGAGTCATGGGGAATATCGATCATGAAATGGAGCGTATCCGGAACGTAATCAATGAATTTGCAGATGAGGAGGAATTTCTCACAACGATCTTTTTAAAGATTGAAGAGTTCAGAGAAAACCTTGAGAGCCAATTTGATATGGCGCCCCAGTCCGAGGTTGACCGTCAAATGGATTTAGATCAGGCCGCCATGGACGCCGGCCATTGGCAAGAAGAATATTAAAATAACACTTGACACCACCCACACACCCTGTATACTAGTATCATAGCATAGGGGATAACTACGTGTACAAAATAGCGCATATTGCGGACACCCACATAAAGAATTTAAAGTTTCACTACGAGTATAAGATTGTTTTCGAGCAACTATACGAAACACTACGAAAAGAAAACGTAGACTACATCGTACATTGCGGCGACATCGCCCATACCAAGACCCAAATTTCACCAGAGTTCGTTGAGCTTTGCTCCGACTTCTTCGCAAATCTTGCCTCCATCGCACCCACCTACATCATCTTGGGCAACCACGACGGCAACTTACGCAATAGTACCCGTCAGGACGCCCTGTCGCCCATTGTGAAGGCTTTGAACCTACCGGACCTACATCTGCTTAAGAACGCAGGAGAAGTCCTTGTAGGGCCGCACATCGCCTTCAACGTGCTCTCGGTTTTTGACGAAGAGAACTGGGTGATGCCGAGTGACCCTGATAGAATCAACATCGCCCTTTATCACGGATCTGTGTCTGGTGTGAAGACCGACACCGGTTGGGTGATGACCCGGGGTGACCATGACGTGGGAATCTTTGGGGGCCACGATTATGCTTTGTTGGGGGATATTCACAAGACAAACCAGATCTTGGATACCGAAGGTCGCGTAAGATACGCTGGCTCCACAGTTCAACAGAATCATGGCGAGACCAATGATAAAGGATTCTTGATTTGGGAGATCGAAGATAAAAATACATTTGAAGTGAGGCACCATGTATTGCTCAACCCAAAGCCATTCGTAACAATAGAACTTACACCAAAGGGACGAATGCCCCGCGGGACTAAGGTTCCTGACGGCGCACGTTTGCGCTTAGTAAGTAATAACAACTTGCCGCTTGATGTGATGCGTAAGGCAGTTGAGGTGGCCAAGCATAGGTTTAATCCCGAGAGTATCACTTTTCTCAATCGCGCCGCCGGCGAGCGCGGCACTGTTGAGATTGGTGCAGGATTTAAGGTCGAGAATCTAAGGGACAAGGGCGTTCAGGAAAACCTTATTCGCGAGTACCTTACGGACTACACGCCCAGCGAAGACACCCTACAACGAGTATTTAATCTGAATCGAAAGTATAATTCGCAAATTGAAGAGACTGAGGAAATAGCTAGGAATATTAATTGGAATCTAAACAGGTTTGAATGGGATAATTTATTTAATTATGGGGCTGATAACAGCGTCGACTTTTCCAATTTAAATGGGATTGTGGGCATTTTTGGAAAAAACTTTTCAGGAAAGTCGAGTATTATCGATGGCCTGTTATACACGATGTTCAACACGACATCAAAGAACGAACGCAAAAATTACAATATTATTAACCAGAATAAAAAAGATTGCCGCGGCCTCATTGAAGTACAAGTCGGAGACAAAGTATACACAATTGAAAGAACTTCTGAAAAATATGTAAAGAAGCTCAAAGGTGTTGTGACCAATGAAGCGAGGACCAATTTAGATTTTAGTGGTGTTGATCCCGTTTCAGGAGAGACAGTAAGTCTTAACGGTACCACCAGGAATGAGACGGACGCCCATATTCGCAAGAGATTTGGTACGGTAGAAGACTTCCTTTTGACTTCTATGGCCAGCCAACTCGATAGTTTGGCGTTTATTAAAGAGGGGTCGACTCGCCGGAAAGAAATCTTAGCTAAGTTCCTGGATTTAGACATCTTTGAGCGGAAGTTTAAGTTGGCCCAAGAGGACTGCGCCGACTTAAAAGCCCTTCTTCGTCGCGTCGGAGAGATCAACTATGACGAGGATATAGCGATTGCCGAACTTCATAGAGACGAAGCTCGGAAACAACTACAGCAAGAAATAGTTGCATGCGGCTCACTGCGACAAGAAATGGGGATTGCCGAAGAAGAATATATGTCACTAACTCAACAAATTGATTCCATTCCGGCGGAGCGCCTTGATATTAAGATGTTGGTGGAAAGTCGCACGGAGACACAAAACAAAGTTGAGCACACAAATATAAATGTGGTGGAACTTAAAGAAGAAAATAGTGTATACGAGGAACAGTTAAAAGAATATGATGATTTTCTTACGACGATTGATGTTGAAGATTTGCTAGAGCAAAAGAAAGAATACGACACTTTCAAGAAGAACTATGATGATACCATAACCGCAGCCAGATTGCTTGATAATGATTATAAAGGAATGAGCAAGAAATTGCGCTTGCTGGATGAGGTGCCGTGCGGGGATCAATTTCCCATGTGTCAATTCATCCGTGATGCACATTTGGCCGCAGTGGAGCTGCCCTCGTTAGAAGTAGAGATTATTGATGAGATTGAAAAAGCCAAAGATTATAAGACAAAAATTATCTCTGTGAATTCTATGGAACTCGTTGATTTAATTGATAAATATAATGGTATTATAATTCAAAAGAATAATCTTGAGATAGAAAAGAGAGATAATAAAGTTTCGATCGAAAAACTATATGCAAAAATCAAGAATTATAAGAATGAGTTAACCGAGACCAATGAAAAAATTGCTTTGTATGAGGAAAAGAAAGAACTAATTCAGAATATAGAGAAGCTTATTACATCGCGAAACGAAGTGCAGCAAAAAACTGATTTATTAAAAGAATCTCTTGTGAATGGTGAAGAAGAAATAAATCAAAATCATCGTTTGATTGGTTCTTTAGAACAGAAGGTTGACGATTTAAATGAAAAGAAATCGGAACTTCTCGATATTCGACAGGAGTACACCGCTTACGATTTATTTATGCGGTGCACTCATTCGAATGGTATTGCCTACGATATTATTAAAAAGAGATTGCCCGTCATAAATGAAGAAATTGCCAAAGTGATTTCTAATATTGTTGACTTTGAGGTCTTCTTTCAAGAAGATGGTCGAAAACTGGACATCTTGATTAAGCACCCCAAGCATGAGCCCCGCCCAATCGAAATGGGATCGGGAGCCGAAAAGACCGTGTCAGCCATGGCAATTCGTTTGGCTTTGTTATCTGTTTCCTCTCTGCCCAAGGGAAATATATTTATTCTTGATGAGCCTGGCACTGCTCTTGATGCTGAAAATATGGAAGGGTTTGTCCGAATTCTTCAGTTAATCAAGATGTATTTTAAAACAGTTATTTTGATTTCTCATTTAGATTCTTTGAAAGATGTTGTTGACGTTGAAATTTCAATTGATAAATCAGGAGATTATGCTCGCGTGGCCCAATAGGCTACAAACCCGGGCAGTTAACTCCGTATATTTGTTGAAAATAATCTTTTAAGGCTGCGCCACGAACCCCCGGGTCGCCCGTATACCAAATCCATGCTAGGAGCCGTCCTATTTGGGAAATCTCGCTTAGAGTATTTCTTATGTCGTCTTCTACCCAGTCGATGTGTTCTTGGTCGAGTCCGCCTATTTCTAGCCCCAAATCTATAGCGATAGAATAAAGGATATACCAATTGTTTTCGTGGTAGGCGCTAAGCGCTTTTTTAAATACTTTTTCTAAACGCTGTATTTCTTGGTGGGAGAAGCCACTAGCTCCCATTTTGTCCGGATGTGTTTGCTCGGCAATTCTATGGAAAAGCTTTTTTAATTCTATAAGTTTTCTTTTCTCAACCTGTTCTTGCGGGTTCTCTATAACCTCTATATCGGTTGGGACTAGGGTGCCTCCTTCCTCTACGTCGCGAGACTCTTCTATCACCGCGGCCTCTTTTTGTTTGTTTATATTTTCGAGAATATGTTGTTGAAACATCTCTTGTTTGTGTTGATCGATCTTTTTAAGTTGTTCCTGATCTTCTTCGGGCAACACCGCGATTAGCTCAGCGATGGTGTCGAAGAATAATTTTTGGGCTTCGGGAATCAATTCTTTATGATACTCTAGATCGGCGTGTACAAAATCTGCTTTTTTTAAAGTTTTTTTAAATCTGTATTTAAGTTGTTTAGACATACTTCGGATTCCTTCCTAATTAGAATAGAGGAGTGGGTTCTCATGAGACACATAGTAGATAAAGGGTTACAAAAGTTAGTATCTCGTAAGTTGCTAGCTTGGACAACAGCAACATGTTTGTTACTGTTTGCAGATTTGACATCGGCAGACTGGGTAATTATTACATGTGTTTATATTGGGGGTCAAACCGTTGTAGATACGGTCGCTCGTTTGAAAGGACATAATTAATTGACAGGTCTGAAAGTAAAATTAGTTGCCAAAAAAATATGGCTTTATGCCAAAAAGTTTTGGTGGGCTCTTGTATTGGCCTTGGGCCTAATTATAGCGATACTTCTGTGGTTGGTGACGAGGAACGGAGCCTTTGTGGCATCGCTTGTAGACTTGATGGAAATCAAAAGAGACGCCCATGACGCAGAAATGGAAACGTTGGCCCACGTTCACAACACAGAGGTCACAGAGAAAAACGTACGTCTAGAAGAATATCACAAACGCGTGGCCGAGTTAGAAGAAGAATTTAAAACCAGAGATGAAGACCTAGATAAGACAAAAAAAGCAGAACTTAAAAAACTTGTTGATGAAAGTTATAATGATCCCGAAAGATTATCTAGAGAGATCGCGAAGTTATACGGATTAGAGCATGGTTAAAAAAATATTATCACTTTATTTAATTTCATTTTTATTATTCCCATCATATTTAGTCGCCGCTGAAGAAGAAGTTGAAGAAGAAACTGAAGACATTTCTTATGACGTTGTACCATTAGAAACAGGCGACCCCGCGCCATTTGACGGCGTATTACTATCGTTTGATGCGGCCGCCAAGATTGCGGTTGAGAAAAAGTTTGAAGATGCCTCATGTGACTTGCGCATCAGCTATGAGTTACACATTCAAAGCGAGAGGTTCCAGCTACAATTGGATTATAAAGATATTGAAATTCAATCATGGAAGGATCGATACGAATCGATGATGATTCTTAAAATTGCTGAAAATGATCGTTTGGAAAAACTCATTCTTAAGCAAAACCCAAACAAGGATCCGTGGATGGTTGCTCTGGGGTTTGGAATTGGCACCCTTACGTCATTGGGTATTTTTGCTATTTCAACGGAGATTGTGACAGATGGTCAGTAGACCCATTGATGCTGTTTATAGCCCTCAGGCTCTTCTGGCGTGGCTTAAGCGCTACTACCCTCATCCCCTATGGTCGATGAAGGGGTGCGGCGATTGCTTTAGCGGCTCGGCTTGCCATGTCACCGGTTCTGTACCTTTTTGGGAGCCTCCAACTCCGGGCTCCGAGGGCTATTGGGGCTGCGATCCAGGGTTTACCTATGATGGTGATGGAGGTTTAAGCTTAGAGGGCCCCCCTGGACCCACGGGCGACCCGGGAACCACCACCACCATCATAATCACGCAACCGGGCGAAGACGGCGAGGACGGCGCTGATTGCACTTGTACCTGCACTCCAGACAGTTGCACCGACAGCATCGACACCCCCGGCGATGATGGAGGCTGTATCACCGACTTTGTCGACGACACGGGCGCCGACGCCACCCTCGACGGCGGCACCGGGGACGGCACCGTCATCGTCACCGGTGGCGACGATTCGACCGGCGGCGGCGGGATCTTCGTAGGCAAGCTGGACGACGGAATAGGCTTCGAAGCCGCCGGCGACGATGACGGCGCTGATGCCAGCGTTGATTACCCCTCCGGTGGCTGCTGGGGAGTCACGGCAGATGCAGATGACGCCACCGAGGAAATCACATTCCCCGGCGGCGGTACTGTAATCAGCACCGTCGACGCGCTGGGTAATGCAAGTTGCCAGATTAGTGGTAATGGACTCGGTTCGTGTACTATAACCTCTCCGAAGGCGGAAGGGGCGAACTCGTCGATCGTGGTTGCGGGCAATGGCGGAACCTGCACAATGTCTAGCGATGGTACAATGGATGCTGGCTCTTATACTGGCGCTGGGGGCGGCTTGACAGGCTTGGTTTACCCAGGCGTAGGTTCCGGCGTGGAGGGCGAAGTTCCTACATGGGGCGGTGGCACCAACAACATCATTGGCAATAGCAGTTTAAACTTCCTCAATACCACTGGGGTGCTGACGGTTGCTGACGTTACTATCAACGGCGGCGGCGGAGGGGGCGAAGTAACCGCCAGCTTGAGAACTCCCAAGATTACTTTTTCTGACGATACCTCGATGACAACGGCCGCAACTGGCGGCGGCGCCATTGAAACATATAACACCCCCGGCGCGACGAGAATTATAACTTCAGTAAATTCTAGCACAGTTCAGGGGGAGGAGAATCTTACGTTTGATGGGGGCACCTTGACTGTGGAAGGTGCCGAAGCAGGTACCGGCGCCCTTACAGTTACGGGCCTTTCTACTAGTAAGGCCGTTGTTCATACCAGTACTGGTGGTTCTATGGCAACTAATAGTAACTTTATATATGATTCTAGCACCGGCGCGTTTAGTGTCGGAGACGGCACCAACACTCTTTCAATTGACGGGGCTGGTGCCTTTAACTTCACAGATGGCACCAATTCATTGGGCTTTAATGACGAGGGCCTCAACTCAGTATCAGATCCTACTGGTCTTGATAATGACACGGGCACCGGAACTATTGTAACATTTGGCGCTCTAGGCGACGGCGTGACGATTTCGGCCGGCTACTTACTGGAGCTGGACACCGATGGTTTCTGGTATCGGGCCGACGCTGATGACTCTAAATCTACAGGCCTTCTGGCGATCGCTCTGGGTGCCAGTGTAGCTGCGGGGCTTATGCTTGATGGGTTTTTCAACAATGATACCGGCTTGTTGGATGAGCCCTCCCCCGGGGCGGCTGTCTTCATGTCTACCACTGCTGGCGCGATGACCCTGACAAAGCCCAACACCTCCGGTGATATTGTGAGAATAGTTGGACATTGTACCAACGCTAGTAATTCAACCATTTATTTTAATCCCGGTGGAGAGTATAGTACTGTAGTATAATGTCAGAAGATAAACAACAATATATTGCAAAGCTCGAAAAAGCCATATCTCAAAAATATGGAGAGGAAACTATAAATAATCCAAAGCGTTTTTGGAACGATGAGAAAGAAAAAGAGTACCTTGACCAGTCCTTAGAGGAACGTCAGAAGTTTGCTAAATTGACAGATGCTCAAACCAAAGTGGAACAAGACGGATTTTTAATAAACAAAAAACTACTTACTAGAGACCACAATCGGGCGTGCTTGGTTTGTGAGAAATATTCTTTTCATCCCCGGGATGATTTGTATATGAATAAGTTCGAGGCTTGCTTCGGCTGTTATGTACAATATGTCGAAGGAAGAGAGGATAGATGGCAAACTGGTTGGAGACCGGAGAAGGAAAAATAATATGGCGACAGTACTAGAAATAATTCAAGGAATTGCTCAGGCGGCCGCCAATGGAGGCTGGGACGGAGCGCACGAGGAATCACTGCAGGCAGATGCCAAGGCCCGGGACGCTGGTCTGAAAAGACAAGAAGGTCATTATATCAATGATCGGCGCGTGATGGATGGATTTAAGGTAAAATTTAACGGCCCCCTCTTACGCCTGTCTTATCAATCAGAGGCGCGAATCAAAGAAGTACAGCGGAACGACTTTGAAGACGAGGTCACTCGTCAGTTACAAGAAGTGATAAAGTTCTTGAAGAAAGAATATAAAGCCATCACCGGTAACACGCTTACTTTAACTAAGGAAGGCGACCACCACATTTTTGTTCAAAGGATGTCCAACTATCGCACAGATGTTCAAGCTCATTGCGATTATCTTATCGGCGGTCTTAAAGAGGTAATAGGGGTGGAACGTGGATCAGATAAGGATCGTCTTGATAAAGCAGTCCGCGATTGGTTGGCCCTCGGCCCAAAGAATAAACGTCCTTCTAACGACACTCGTAAAGGCAAATAACAAATGTTATGGGGAACGCTCTAACCAAGCAAGAGATATTAAAAGAAATTGTCCGTGCGGGCAAAGACCCAGTTCATTTTACGACAAGTTATTGTCGGATTTCCCATCCACAACGTGGGCTCATACCGTTTAATGCGTATGATTATCAGAAAGATCTATTAAAAGATTTTAGCGATTATCGCTTTAATATTATTCTTAAGGCACGACAACTTGGCATATCTACAATTACTGCAGCCTATATCGCGTGGCTTATGCTTTTTCATCGCGATAAGAACATTCTTGTTGTGGCCACCAAATTGCAAACTGCCACCAATTTAGTGAAAAAAGTAAAAGCAATTATCAAACATTTGCCTGGCTGGATGCGCATATCCGAAATTGTAGTTGATAACAGAACCTCTTTTGAACTTTCTAATGGTTCACAGATTAAGAGTTCTTCCACTTCAGCTGATGCTGGACGTTCAGAAGCTCTATCCTTACTCGTTGTTGATGAGGCCGCTCACGTTGAAAAGTTAGGAGAGTTGTGGACAGCTCTTTATCCTACTTTATCGACTGGCGGCCGCTGCATCGCTCTATCAACTCCGAACGGCGTAGGAAACTGGTTCCATCAAAGTTGTGTCGAAGCTGAAGCCGGCACCAACGATTTTTATATGACGACATTGTTATGGGATGTTCACCCCGACAGAGACAAGACGTGGTTTGAGAAAGAAACCATGAATATGTCGAAGCGCCAGATTGCACAGGAGCTTGAGTGTAACTTTAATGTGTCCGGCGAAACCGTCATACACCCCGACGACATTCAGTGGTATTTAGAGAGGACTACAACCCCAGAATACCGAACTGGTTTTGATAGAAACTATTGGATTTGGAAACGCCACGAAGGGGAAAAACCTTATTTAATTGTTGCAGATGTTGCGCGGGGAGATGGCAAAGATAATAGTGCTTTTCATATATTTGAACTTGCCACAATGGAAGTTGTGGCTGAGTATGTAGGAAAACCAACCCCTGATGACTTTGCAGATATTTTATATAATGTGGCTTCCGAGTACGGAAATCCCATGTTAGTTATAGAAAATAATAATATAGGTTATGCAGTACTTAAAAAACTTTTAGATAAAGGGTATCCTAACCTATATCATTCAACCAAAGGTGAACATCAATACGTCGATCCAATCGCGGCCCAGTGGCAGTCAAACGTAATCCCTGGATTTACAACATCTTCTAAAACACGACCTTTGATTGTGGCGAAGATGGAAGAGTTTATGAGAAACAAACTAATTAAGATTAACTCTAATCGGCTGCTTTCTGAAATGAAAACATTTATTTGGCATTCAGGAAGGCCCCAGGCGATGCGTAGCTATAATGATGATTTGGTAATGTCATTTGCTATTGGGTGTTGGGTGAGAGATACAGTGATTGTAGAAAGCCACAAAGATATAGAGTATAGTAAACAATTTTTATCTTCCATTTCAACTTCTACAACTAACATATCAACAACTATACCGGGAATGCGGGGTCATAAAATGACGAAAGAAGATCAACGTACAGGACAAGCAGAAGTATATACTCAAGAATATATGGCGTTGATAAAAGGATAAAACATGGCCAATCAGAAGAACCCTAGAAATACTACCGCACCGTTATTTAAGAGGCTCACCAGGCTTTTATCCGGACCGATTATAAATTATCGGGCTCAAATCGCGCGCCAGGAAAAACGCGGCGATCTAGATAAATACCGATATCGCTTCCGTTCATTAAGCGGTCAAGAGTTTAAGCGCTCCGACATTAATATGTCGCAGAACTTTAACATGATGACGTCTGCGGCTTTCCGCGCACAGAATCGTGCGGAGCGTTATGTTGACTTTGAGCAGATGGAATATATGCCCGAACTTGCATCGGCTCTTGATATTTATGCTGACGAGATGACCACCTCCAATGAATACGATAAGTTGTTAAATGTGTCGTGCATGAATCTTGAGATTAAAACTATTCTGGAAGCTCTTTTTTATGACGTACTTAATATCGAATTTAATAGTTTCGGCTGGGCGCGGTCCATGTGCAAGTATGGGGATTTCTTTCTTTATTTAGATGTGGACGAAAAGTTAGGCGTCACCTCTGTGGTGGGACTCCCCAACAACGAGGTAGAGAGACTCGAAGGCCAAGACCCAACAAATCCTAATTATATCCAATACCAGTGGAATGGCGGCGGCCTAACCTTTGAAAATTGGCAGGTTGCCCATTTCCGTATCCTTGGCAATGATCGACACGCGCCCTATGGAACTTCTGTTTTAGATCCTGCGCGCCGCATTTGGCGCCAGCTTACTCTACTAGAAGATGCGATGCTAGCATATCGTGTTGTTCGCGCCCCCGAGCGCCGCGTTTTCAAAATTGACGTAGGAAACATTCCGCCACAAGATGTTCCACAATATATGGAAAAAGTTAAAACAGAGATGAAGCGCAACCAGCTGGTGGATTCCGAAACGGGTCGAGTGGATCTGCGCTATAACCCCTTATCTTTAGAAGAAGACTATTTCATTCCAATGCGAGGAGGGGTCGGCTCAGACATCGTTTCTCTACCTGGTGCCAAATCTCTTGATGATATTGACGACGTAAAATATATGCGTGACAAGCTGTTTTCCGCCATCAAGATTCCTCAAGCCTATCTCACCAATCTTGAGGGCGCCGACGAAGATAAAACTACCTTAGCACAGAAGGACATTCGTTTCGCGCGGACGATCCAAAGATTGCAGCGATCTGTGACTTCTGAGATGGAAAAGATTGCTGTAGTTCATTTGTATACTCTTGGGTTTAGAGGGAATGACCTGATTAGCTTTGATTTATCCTTGAACAATCCTTCTCGCTTGGCAGAGCTACAACAGCTAGAGTACATGCGTACAAAGTTTGATGTGGCGAACGCCGTTCCTGAAGGTACCTTTAGTAAGCGCTGGATTGGTCATAATATTCTTGGATTGTCCGATGACGAGTTCTTGCGTAATCAGCGAGAGTCTTTCTATGATCGTAAGTATCAGCAAGCCTTAGAGGCTGTTGTTGACCAGGGTACCGAAGACGCTCTAGGGGGCGACGAGGGGCTCGGAGACTTAGGAGGTGAGATGGGCGACGAAGAACTTGGAGGCGAGGATCTGGATGCGATCGCCCCCGAAGGCGGAGAAGAATCTGCTCTTCTAACTGCCCCGTCGCGGCGAGAGGATATTCAGGAAGACGGTGATGTACGAAATTATGAAAAGAGTTCTTATCAAACTGTACGGAAACGCGGCGGCGATCGGCGTATCAGAGGCCGCTCTGGTCCAACGAGTCGCCATATAAAAAACACCGCCTTACCGGAGGCACCTAGACTTGCTACTGATCGAGCCAAAACACCGGGCCAGATAAATGTATCAGATTTAGGAGTGGGGAGTTTTGACTTTAAGTCACTAGTTGGTCTGGAAGAACAGAAGCAATCTATTTATAACAGGAATGAAGTACGTATGATTGAAAACACCGTGAGAGTTAGGAAGCTTGTAGAACAGATGGAGAAGCACGAGGCCGACAAAAATGAAGCACAACAAGAAACGTAATACAGCCTTTATTTATGAAACTCTCACTCGAGAGCTGACTAAAGCTATTGTAGATAAGGATTCTATGCGGAAGAACACCGTACTGGTACTACTGAAGGAATTTTTTAGCCATGGCCGTATTCTCGCAAAAGAATTAGATCTTTATAAAGTGTTACTGGAAACCACCAGCATTCAAACTAAGGTGGCCGAGCGTCTTTTGGTTGAAACAAAAGAGGCATATTCTTCCCTAGACGAAAATATTATTTTTGATGCCCAGTCTCGTGTTATTGCTGCAATAAATAAAGGACTCGGCAAAGAAGCTTGGGCCACCTTTGTGCCGAACTTTAAATCCATTGCTTCGGTGAATGCAATTTTTAATTCTAAGACTGCTCTTAAAAAGAAAGTTTTGTTTGAACAGGCCATCGTAGATAGGATGAGCCACACAGAGGAATATACACCTTCTAAACCGATGCAACCGATTGATACTCTCACTTATAATTCCTTTATAAAAAAGTTTAATAAGAAATTTGGTACTCTTATGATTGAACAAAAAGAATTGCTAAATCATTTTATTACAAGCTTTGCAGACGAAGGCTTTGAGCTACGAGTCTATTTAAACGAAGAATTGTCTCGGCTTAAGGAGACACTTCAGGAATCTACGGAAGACGCCACAGATACTGCAATTTCACAAAAAGTTACTGGTGTGGTAAAATACCTCGAAGGATTCCGCCACCGGGATTTTACGACAGAAGATCTCAGCAAGATTTTAAAAACACAGGAATTGGTTGAGGAGCTAGCGGCTCATGATTAAAATTAAGATCGGAGGCCCACAGGCAACTGTAGAGCTTAATGCGCGCAAAGCGCTGGATGGTTCTTTGCTTATTATGGATCATAAAAAAATTGATATTGCTGTGGTTCCCGATAAATTAAAGGTTGTTACTTTTCCAAAAACTACGGCCACCGAAGATGTCTATGATTATCAAAACCGTCTTTTTGAGCTACTGTCTGACAAGGGGGTCATTGATCGCTCCACCGTACAGGGAGGCGATGTTTACAGATCCTTAGAAGGCCTTCTTTATGAAAATGAACAAATTAATGCTTTGCAAGCTGCTGTGTTCGTAATTGCCGAGTTTTTAGCATATGAGGCCGAACACGAACGTGTGGCCGATAATTATGAGAAAGAGTTAGAAGATATGTATACCCACCCGTCCGATCGCGATTCTACGGAATATGGTGAAGTACCACAGTATGCCGAAAAGGGCTCCATGCGCCCGGGCTACTATTACTATCCGTTAAGAAATCGATATTAGAGTGGAACTACTCTATTTTATTCTTGCCGCGTATGGCATGACCTTTATTATTGTACATGGTTCTATCTTTAATAAGGTGCGTCCACCTTGTGAAGCATGGGGCGGTTTTGCGCGTATCTTCTATTGTTCTTTATGCATGGGATTCTGGGTTGGGGTCTTTCTTTGGGGCGTAAGTTCTATGACAGAACTATTTAGCTTTAGTAACAGCCCCGTAACTGCGTTTATTTGTGGGTGTATTAGTGCCGGAACATCATACTTTTTGAGTATGGTGGTGGATGATTTTGGGATCAAGGTGATCCATAAAGGAGGTGAGCAATCATGAAAAGATGGATGATCCAACCAGTTCGTAGATGCTGCTCAGGCAGTTGACTACTTTAAAGGAATAATATTATGGCGCACAGAAAGAACACAAAAAGAATAGATCCAAGACACTTCTTGCACGAGACAACGAATCGTGAGGAGGAGATATTACAAGAAGAGCCCCCACCCGGGCTTGTTGCTACAGCCGATGCGGTTCCTGTAGCAGCTCCTGAAGAATCAGAATCACGGGTCGACCGTGTACTCGATTGGCTTCTTGGCGCTTTGGAACGCGCTACGGAGGGCCTTACGGAGGATGAAATTTCGGTCGTCACACAGGAGTTGGCTCGGCAAACTGCTCCCGGGGCGGAAGTCGATATTGGACCCGGCGGTGCCCTGGAAGAGAACGCGGAGGAATAAAGAATGCCCCAGCTCCTCCGAGAATATTATGAACTATGCGAAGGTGGTGTCTGTCAGGATCTTTTGACGGAAGTCGAGAAGTCCTTTGTTCGCAATGGTGGTATGATGCTTACGGGTAAGTTGCAGGAAGCGGATGTTCAGAATGGCAACGGGCGAGTGTATCCTCGCAGTATTATGGAGAGGGAGGTGAAAAAGTATGCTCAGCTTGTAGGTGAAAACCGAGCCCTTGGTGAGTTGGACCATCCGGATTCGTCCATCATTAACCTCGTGAATGTGTCACACATGGTCACAGAGGTTTGGATGGATGGTCCTTCGGTTATGGGTAAAATTAAAGTTCTTGATACTCCCTCGGGTCAAATTCTTAGGGCCCTCGTTGAATCAGGGGTTAAAACCGGAATCTCTTCCCGCGGCATGGGTTCGGTAAAGGAGCAGATGGGGAAGACAATTGTAGAAGATGATTTTCAATTGATTTGTTTTGATATCGTTTCTGAACCATCAACACCAAATGCATTTATGGCATTATCAGAAAACCGTTTAATGAACGAGCAGGTTGAACAAAAAAATAAAATCATGAATTTATTAAATGAAATTATTGGCGAGTGATGAAAAAAGCAGAATTAAAAAAGATATTAAAGCCCCTAGTCAAAGAATGTGTAAAAGAGATTATATTAGATGAGGGCATATTATCAGGAGTTATATCAGAGGTGGCTCGCGGAATCAGTGGGGCTCAGACTTCTGCGCCTGCGCCTGTTCGGGCCGAGGAAAAAGTAGATCCCGAGTTTGAAAGAATGAGGCGCAATGCTTTTACTAGAGAAGAGAGCACAAAGCTAAAAGAGTCTAAGAACAAACTAATGAGCGCCATCGGGTCTCGCGCATACAACGGTGTCAATTTGTTTGAAGGCACCACACCGACACAGGGTCCGCTGGGAGAAACACAAATGTCTTCTCCTATGGCTGGCCAAAATCCCGGTGATCCAGGAGTTGACATACGGGATCTTTTTGGGTCCGTAGGCAACCACTGGAATGCTCACATGGAAAAGAAAGGTAAATAAAGCGATCATGGCAATTAATACAAGCGTGAGCTTGAAAAGAGGGGAAAGCCCCGAACGACTTATTCGGCGATTTGTTAAGAAGTGTAAGAGAGAAGGAATTTTGGAGACTTACAGAGCTAGAACCAGCCACTATATAAAACCATCAGTAAAAAAAAGAATCAAGCACCAAAAAGCAATTCAAGAGCAACAAAAGCTGCAAAGGAAAAAGGATGCGAAATTGTTTAGATAAAACAGCCTTGATGATGCTATTTAGTAAACGGAGATAAAGATTATGGCTGTTAAAACATATTATAAAGCGGGCCTGCAAAATGTAGGCTCCTATCAAGTTGCTGGCGTGCCTTGGGTTACTGGATCCAACCTTCTCACGGACGAGGATAGACTTCAGTTTCCGTCGGTTACTAAGCGCGTTACTGTGATTAATCGCGACCCCGCCACCACTGACATCCGTGTTCATTTTAATGCTACAGGATCCGGCAATGTTATTACTGGTAATCATTTTATTACTGTAGGGCAGTCCGGCGCCGGATTAAAGAGTATAGACTTAAATGTTAAGTGTAAAGAAATTTATTTGTCAGTTTCCTCCAGCGCCGGAGCTTATGAGGTTGTTGCTGAATTAACCACTATTGGTAATGATATGATGTATGTCTTAACCGGCTCGGGCCTTACCACAGTTGGCTAGGGGGAGGCTTGAGTCGATGTGCATGGAAACAAATATCTATAAGGTAGTGGTGGAAAACCTACGATGGTGGAGACTAAACGAGCCGGTCCGTAGCGCATAGGGGGACAAACCGGTGGCTGATCCTAAAAATAAATGGAGTCAACCGGCAGCCCCACCGGCGCCGATGTTCTTTGGCAAAAAAGAACGCGACCTTGTAAAACAAGTAAATGATGAGCTGGCTGAAAGAGTCATTGGCCAGCCTATTGCTTATTATCCTATAAGCATTGAAGAATCGAATTTTAATGATGTTTATGGGGAGGCCATTGAAAAGGTTTCTCTTCCCCCGATCCGCGTATTTGCATACGTTGAGGTTTCAAACGAACAAACCCACGATCGATATGGGTATGAATATCAGAGCAAACTAACCGTCAATTTTAATCGGAAGCGTTTGGTTGATGACCAAAATCTCTTTGTTCGCGTTGGCGACTTCGTTCAGTATGGCGATGAATTTTATGAGATTGTTCGAACTTATAACGATACTCGCTATTACTTCGGCCAAGTTGAGCACAAGTTTCAAATAAGCGCTGAGTGTATAGCCGCTCGCGCGGGTACCTTTAAGGTGATGCCTGCTATCGATCGTCCTGTCGACGCAGCTGCCCTGCCGGACGGCAGCTCACCCCCAGCACCACGTCCGGCTCCCTATCCACCCCTCGCGGCTACCTATATAACAGTTACCGCAGACACAAAGCTCCCGAATGAACGAGTTCTTACGGCGGGCACCGGTATTACGATTACCGACGGGGGTGCGAATAGTACAATTACTGTTGCCTCCACGGCTCAGTCTGCTGCGGGATTAGCCCGGCAACTACAGTTTAATGACGGCGCAGCTGCCTTTGCTGCCAGCGCCAATTTGACATTTCTTACAAGCAGCAATTTGTTACAGGTTACGGGCACTGTAGCTGCTACCAACTATACCGGATCGCTCGCACAGTTACTAACCCTTTCTGCATCATTAATGAACTTGGCTCCTACGTCTGGTACCCTCGCCGGCGCGGGTAGCTACTTAGGCCTCGATGCTGATAATAACATTGTTGTAACGGCTTCCGCTGGCAGTGATCCTGGCGGCTCGAATACACAAGTTCAATATAACGATGGAGGGTCATTTGGGGCCTCTTCTGCTTTCACATTTGATGGCACCACCGTAAGTGGTTCATTTAGTGGCTCGCTCGCGCAACTGATGAATCTTTCAGCATCATTGATGACTCTGCTTCCCACTTCGGGTACCTTAGCGGGCCCCGCCAGCTACTTGGGTCTGGATGTAAACAATAATGTTATTCTCTCTGCAGGCGACGGGGCCACAACTTCTCCGGCTGCTCCTGTTAACTCTGTTCAGTTTAATGATGCTGGAGCCTTTGGGGGATCTTCAAACCTTACCTTTGATGGCACGTCGCTGGGAATTGGAACAGATGCTCCCGATTATACTCTTGATGTTGCGGGGGACGCCGGATTTAACGAATACATCTATCACAATGAGGATCCCGATACTTATATACGATTCGCGCCCAACCTTGTAAACGTTGTTGCTGGTGGATGGTCGGCGATTAAATTAGAAAAGAGCACCGGCATAATTCAATTAAACAACACCAATCAAGACTTGGATCTCCAGGTGATGGCTGATGATGGTGAAGTAATTTTACACACAGATGCGGGCACAAACAGAGTAGGTATTGGAACAGATGCTCCCGATTATACTCTTGATGTTGCAGGAGATGCTGGATTTAACGAATACATCTATCACAATGAAAACGCAGACAACTTCATTCAGTTTGAAAAAGACGGTTCAAAGAATAATATAAACATTGAGGTGGGTGGAGAAAACATGCTCTACATTGTCCAAGGTAGCTCAGGCGACCAAGCGGACAAAGTTACAATTAATAATGCCCTCAAGGATGTCGATTTTCAAGTTAAAGGATCCGGCGAGGCAAACCTTATAAGAACAGATGCTGCAAATGATATGGTGGGAATTGGACATCATACCACCGTTGCTGCTCTACTTCATGTTTCGTCTTCTGGCGATCAACAACTATTTCGAGTTGATGGGGCAACTTCTGGGAGTATTCTATTTGTAACTGGTTCTGGCCGAGTTGGCATCGGTACGAACATTCCATCTGCGACCCTCCATGTTTCCTCTTCTGGCGACGCCGGCCTGCTCCAGGTTGATGGGGCGGTTTCAGGTACAATTTTATATGTAACTGGTAATATAGTTTCTTTTGACGGCTTGGGGCCCCATGCCGGCGGCGTTGGTATTAACACCGATACACCGCGAGGTTTGTTACATATCCGGGGCCCGGTGTTCCCTGGAGAAATTACATCGCTTGAGGGGATTACTTTACATAATCATAATAACTACGTCGGCGACAATATGGGTATTTATTGGCGCCGTACTTCGGATGGGAGACCCGAAGCTTTCATTAAACATCACGACTATGCGTCTGGCTATAGAGCCTCCTTGAAGTTTGGCACAGCCGACGGCCCGAAGACTAGCGTGGATGATATCGACGTTCGCATGACCATTAATCCTTATGGGGCCATCGGCATTGGAACAGAAACTCCGAGCACATCTCGCTCTGGATCCCTTCATATATCCGCTTCTGCGGGCGAGGACTTCTCGGGCGACGGAGCATTATTCCGAGTTGATGGATTCACTCAGGGCATAGTACTGTTTGTAACTGGTTCTGGGCGTGTGGGTATTGGCACCGACGCTCCCACTTCAACGTTGCATGTTGTTGGTGATGTTACAGCATCTATAGGTCTTAGCGGCTCACTTGTCCAAGCCACAACGTTGTCAGCATCAGCAGGCCGCATTGCAGGAGACTTTCACATCGACGGCACAGAAGCCGGCGCATCGGCCTCTCCCACAGACGGGCGTTTGGTTTTTAACAATCAGTTTGATGGCACAGGGGAGACAACGGCTAATAAAATAGTTTTATATGATAGTCCTGGCACATCAGCACGCTATGGTATAGGGATTAGTAGTGGCGACTTTGATTTCTTTGCTGGCCAGGGCGGCTCCTATAGGTTCTTTAATGACCACGTAGATGAATCTACACCAGGAGATGAAGTTTTAACAATTAGAAGTGATGGTAAGCTGGGGGTGGGTCAATCGTTGCCGACACGACAACTGGAAGTTAATGGAAACCTTTACTGTACAGCATCGTTCCAGATAAATGACCCGCACGTCTCTACCATCCTCTCGGGTCCTGATGCGGCTGTAAGACTAATAGGCAACTCCGCGAGCACTCAAACACCCGAAACACTTCTTCGACTCACACGCCCCGGCGCCTCTGGCCAATACTACCCCCCTGTGGCTGACTTTAATATTTCAGCATACGATGTGGGAGGCTCACCCTACGGTCCCTATACTCAGTTAGACATTAATTTGAAATCTGTAGGTTCATGGGCTGAATCGGCTAGTGTGAATGTGATGAGCTTCAGAGACAACGGAAATGTGGGGGTTGGAACACGAGCCCCGAGCCATAACCTATCAGTTGTCGGAGACACGTACTTATCTGGAGGCCTCGTACATAAGAGAGTCACGATCGCCACAAGCTATACGGCTTCAGTAACTGATTACATTCTGGGTGTTGCCTCAGTTCCCACTTCTATCGAATTTGATGCTACCTCCTTTGCTGATGGGCAAGCGTTGTTAATAAAGGATGAAACAGGTAATGCGAGCGTTTCTAATGCTATTGTTCTTACTGGCGCTTGGGGCCAAACAATTGATGGGGACGTGAGTGTTGACATAGACTCTCCCCATGGTGCCGTCTTCCTTTATTCTGATGGATCTAATTGGTTTATTTACTAAGAAAAAATATGAAAATAACTTTGTCTATTCTGCTTCGGCAACACTATATGTTATAGAAAACGGTTGTGGATACCTTTACTTATTTTTTACTCCTCCGATGAGCGTTCGCGAACCAACTTATTATTAACTCACCCGTTTTGCCATAATATAGGAGGAAATTAAAAATGGCATATAAATTTCAAGTAGGTGATGCCGTATTAATTGGCAACACAACTTTTCAAAATCAACTTACCGCTTCGATAATGAGTGGTACAACCGCGCACTTCCAAGAGCTAAGCTGTTCAGCAGACAGTCTTACTATTGGTACGACTACAATTAGTGAAGTAGGCCCCGGACAGCTCAACATCCCGGCCCAAATTACTGCCTCTATGCTCTCGGCCAATGGCATCTACGGCGACATGCGCGCGAGTGGCTCGGCCGGCTACAACTTCCGCGGGGGTATAGTATTTGGTGATGACGACGTTGGCCTCGGCGGCGACCGCCGCGTCGCGCTCTTCCGGAAGAAGCACGCCGGCAAAGAGCGGTTTTTCATGAACAACAACCAGGGCCCGCTCCAGCTCAGTGGTTCTGCGGAGGGAGCGCCGGAGGCTGAGGGCATCATCCTGGCATCCGGGATGTCCACATGGTACAGCATTTCTTCGTCGGCGGGAATTTCTGCTTCTAGCTTCGTGGGCGACGGTTCTGGTATTACCGGGATTACGTCAACTAGTGCCACGGTTAATACCACGGCGAACTTCTCTGCTGGGAATTACTATATACCGTTCTTTGATTCGTCAGGAACCGAGACGGCCGCAACTGTTTATATTAATGACACTCTTAATATCATCCCTTCTTCAAGTGTGATGACCATTAGTAATACGAATCCTACAATTTCAGGCAGTTTGGCCTCCGGATCGGTTTCCAGACTTGTATTGTCAAGCTCTAATGGAATGACCGTCGAGGCCCTCACCAGTGAGGGCGACATGCAGGCACGTGCATTTGGTAGAATTGATTTCCGTACGACCGATAGTGACACCGATTCGCTTGGTGTGGGCATCTGGGGCGGCGCGATCGACTTCCCGGCCGGCTTCGGCGGCGGGAGTCACCCATGGTTGGCCCTCGAAGCTCGCGACATCACGCCGGGCACCAATAGCGGAGGTGTTGTTTACCTATCCGGGTCCCACACGTCCCTAGGGGTCTATGTAGATTCCTCGTTCACCGTCGAAGAAGAACGCGGCATACAGCTCGGCGGCACACTTTTGATCTCCCCCACCGGCGAGACCAATCTCGGCGTCAGCGGGGAACTGATCTCCGTGTACGCTGCGATGCAGTCGGAAGAGAATATTTCGAGTTCTGCTAACATCTACGCCCACCAGGAAATAACTGCTGACGGTGGAGCGATCTATACCACTAACGACGGGAGCGGTGGTTTCGTGTGTGAACAGATTTCATTGCCGACTGGTGGTAACTGGAATCCTGATGGTTCAATGGTTGTTGATAATAGTATCAACTGCTCGGCCGGCGGCGGACTGGCGGGGATCTTCAGTGGCGGGAAGCTTGAAGCGAGCGGCAGTGTTGTTCTTGGCGATGCCAGCGGCGATGTTCTTACTGTGAATGCGACGACACACTTTAGCGCTTCTATCAAGAGTCCGCAGAACGCCATAGCCTGGGAGATTCAGGACGGCATCTCCGGTGAGGGTAGCGATAATGGGGCCCTTCTGTTCTACGGCCCGGCCGGAACCGATTATTTGAAGTTTAACACATCAGGAAGTTTTAAAGGTGTGAGTTTCCCAAGAACTTTCTTTCCAAGTACGAATGATTCAGTCGACATGGGAACAAATAGTCTCGCTTTCCGTACCGTTTTCGCTAGTCAAATTGGTAGTGCCGGCGATATTATAATTGATGGTGTTAATGCTGGTGATGGCGGCGTCGCTATTAACATGCCAAACGATGTAAACGAAGGATTTATGATTAGAGATACCACTTGGGGTGATAATTTTATGACCTTCGTGACGACAACTGATTATGAAACTGTTCGGTTTGATAAGATTGGTCTTCGATATGGTGGCCTGGCGGTTCTTTCGGGATCCGACATCGATCTAGAAACGGCTGTCTCCGCCCCCGGAAAAGATTGGAATAACCAAGATAGGTTCACTTATGTTGTTTGTTACAATACGGCTGCACTAGACATGAATGTATATTTACCTGATACCCCCACGCGCGGCGATTGGCTTTCTATTAAACGCCATTCGGGAATGGGCAATGATGTTATAATTTATAGTGGTTCTTTGGGAGCCGGTAGACAGATTGATGGTGACAATAGTGTAACTCTTGAGAGTGCTGGAGCCGCCGTAACACTTGTATATGATGATGAAACAGCAAACTGGAACATCTTCTAAGATGAGCGAAGCTTTTCTTGTGAGATAAAAATTTTAAGGGTGGGCATTCTTCGGAGTGTCCACCCTTTTTATATCTGAGTTTCTATTTATAATAATATGGCATACAAATACGCAAAAGGTAAAGTTTTTCGTGGTGACATCTATAACGAAGATGACGCGCAGGGCAACACATATATAGATTGGGACGAAGACTATATCGGGATGGTGGCTTCGGGTAGTACTACTTTAGTTGTGAGTGGGTCAGCTGTTGGAATCGGGACTACCTCTCCCCAAATGTCATTAGAGATTTTGGACCCAACGGGGCAACTAAGATTATCTGAGAACGATACTGATAATGCTACTTTGTCTCATAGGTTAGGCAAGTTTACAATCTCAGTGTGTGGCGGCGGCGGCGACCCAATGGTTGTTCAAGCTGGTGCTGTCGGAGTCGTAGACGGCGGCTACGGCCTAACCCCAACGGCAATGTTTCATGCATCGTCATCCTATGATGATGTTTCCTTATTACGTTTGGACGCGGCCACTAGTGCGGGCTTTCCTCGTCTGGTGATGAAGTATTGTTTAGAGTAGATGGAAACACTCCCGATACTCCAGTAATATTTGTAACCGGTTCTGGTAATGAAGGTAGAATTGGTTTTGGAACAGCTACTCCCGAATATACTTTTGACTTAGTCCAATCTGAGGGAGGTTCCCCTTATGAAATGAGAATAAAGAGTACAGCGGGACACGTTCAGCTAGATTTGGATGCGGCATCTGGAGGCAGCTCGGACCCGCGTCTTTATTTTCGGATAGCCGGAGCCCAAAAGTGGCTTATTAAATCCGAACAAGATGATGATACACTGCGGTTTATTGATGCGAACGCTGGCCACAATGTCGTTTTTACCCAGGACGGCGAAGTGGGCATCGGAACTACGAGCCCTCAAGCTCAACTTCATGTTTCATCGTCAGCTGATGATGCGTTGCTTCAGATTGATGGAGCAACTGATGGTACGATTTTATTTGTAACCGGATCCGGGGCTGATTATGTTTCGGTTACCGGAGGGGCAGTTGGCATCGGAGTGGGATCTAATCCCCGCTATAAACTAGAAATTGGAGCCGGCAACAGTGTTTACCCAGCCATTAACATAACGGGGTCTCACACCGCTACTGAAGGCAGAGCAACGATGGGGTTTGGGATCGGTGATGGTTCTGGGTTTATTGCGGGCCGCGGCGCCATCACCGGTGAAAACGATTTTTATATTTATGATGCTGGCCGCAGTGAATATGTCCTGGTGATATATCGTGATGGCGGTACGGGTCTGGGCAACTGGATTGGCAATGGTGAGGTCCCTGACACCTATACTCTCGAAATTGCGTCTGGTGGCACGGCTGCGAAACCCTCCGGTGGGTCATGGACAAACTCATCATCTGATCGGCGTCTTAAACAGAATATAATAAATGTTACAGGGTCTTTGACAAAAATTAAATTACTACAGGGCAGAACTTATGAATGGATAAATCCTCAGTATCATGGGGATATTACAAGTGCTACGGGATTTATTGCGCAAGAGGTGCAAGCCATATTCCCAGAATTCGTTTCCGAGGGCAGACTCCGTGACGAGGAAAAAGACTTGATCCCAAGCGGCTCTGCATTGGCGATCAAAGAACAACAGGTTATAATTGAGTCATTGGAGGCAAGAATAGAACAGCTGGAGATTAGCGGGAGCCAATAGTAAAAAGGTTTGTACAAGCCTTAAATGAGAACTATTAGTCATTTCCCCATCTTACAGACTATTTATTTTTGATTACATGTCAGATCTGGAGTAATTTAATGTCGTCATTATTAGAGGAAGCTATTGTAGATGCGAAAGCTCTTAAGGACGCGGCGTTGAAAAATGCCGAAAATACCGTTTTAGAGAAGTATTCTACCGAAGTTAAGAACGCTATTTCCACCCTATTAGAACAAGATGAATTTGGTCTAGAAGAGGGTGGCGAAGGTGGAGACTCCTCCTATACGGACGATCTTCCGTTTGCTTTTCAAACTGAAGAACTAGATGCACCTCCGGCTGATGAATTAATTGAAATCGATTTTGATTCCTTGAAAGCTCGTATTGAAGAAGAGGAAGCAGCAGGGCTTGATACTGGCGCGGAATCTCTTGTGGATGCCCCTGAGCTAGCTGCTGATTTAAATTTCCCCCCGGATATGGCGGCTCCGACAGTAGATGCAGCCGCAGATTTAGCGGAGCAGATTAGCGATGTGGAGCTTGAAGACGACGCTGAAGAGGATACTGCATCAATCGCCACCGGTAAATACGTGGGCCAGTCAGTCGGCCCCAACGAGTCCGCCGGAGAAGAAGATCTAGATGAAGACATCGATCTTACAGAAGAAATGCTTTCGGATCTTATCGAAGAACTCGTAGTAGATATGATTCCTCGCCCACAAGGGTGGTCGGCCGAAGGGTCTGCCTATAATAGCGTGATTCAAGCTAATGATGAAGCTATGGCAGCCGCCCAGGAGGCCCACCTTGAAGAGGAAGAGGAAACTGAAGCAGTTCACACCGCACCGGATATTGTGTCGGATGCGGAACTTTATGAAACAAAGTTTATACAACTTAAAGAATCAACAAGAGAGCTACGTGCTCTCTTAATGACAGCCAAAAATCAGCTTACGAAGCTGAATTTGGCGAACGCCAAGCTTGTTTATCAAAACAAGGCACTAAGCAGCGTCTCCTTGAATGAGCGACAAAAGAATAAGATTGTCGAAGCTGTTCAACTTGCCAATTCTGTTGAAGAAGCGCAGGTATTATTTGAAACAATTCAAAACGCAGTGGGCGTCTCAAACTCTACTAATGGTTTGAGACCACAAACACTTCGTGAAGCTGTTATAAGACCTACCTCGCTTTTGATCAATTCTAAGAGAAACAACGAGGCAACATACGATCCAAAGATGGATCGTATGCTGCGTTTAGCAGGTTTAACAAAACAATAACATACTAGGAGGTTATATAAATGTCTATTGTACAAAAACTAACCGAAGGTATTGTCAACCGTGACCTTTCTGCGGAAGGTGCCGCTCTCATTGCAAAGTGGGAAAGCACCGGACTGCTTGAAGGTCTGGCCGACGATCACGTTCGGAACGGTATGGCCCGATTGCTTGAGAACCAAGCAAAAGAGCTACTCCGTGAGTCATCCAGCATGGCTGCTGGTGACGTTGAGGGCTTTGCGGCTGTCGCATTTCCCCTCGTTCGCCGTGTATTCGGCAA